ATGAGAGAATTTCTTGGGTTACATCTTGTACCCGAGAAAACCCGTGTTGACAAAACTGCAAACCGTGCCGTCATGAGAGCTGCAGAGGAAATCAAGGCGAAGCGGCTTGTAGAGTTGTTGGAAGACAAGTTGCCGTTTGCAGGGAAGAACGGTGGAAAGGTGAACTTGATGGAGTGGCTGGAGGAGCAGCGGAAGTATTACTATGCCAACGACAACATGAACTACTCCAAGACCATTCACAACCTCATCCACCATCTGAAACAGTTCCAGCCTAAGCAGATGACGATGAAGGAAGTCACGCCAGCTTTCGTTAGGCGGTTCTTGGAGTATCTCCGTGGTGATGGGGTGAACAAGTATGGCGGCAGGTTGTGCCAAGAGACCATCTACACCTACTTCACGGTGCTCTCCATCCTGATGAACAAGGCGGTGAGACTTGACTTGATAGCGGCCAATCCGTTTCACAAGTTGTCACAAGCGGAGAAGCCGCAGCGAAGAACCAAGAAGAAAGAGTATCTGACGCTTGACGAGGTGAAGCGCATGGCGGCAGCGGAGTGTGATGACTGGAGAGTGAAATACGCTTTCCTGTTCTGTTGCTTTACAGGATTGCGCTATGTGGACGTGTCACGGTTGAAGTGGAAGCACATCGTGGAAGTAAGCAAGGGTGAATATCAGATAGAACTGGTGCAACAGAAAACCAAGGAACCTGTGTATATTCCCTTGTCGGCAAATGCCTTGAAGTGGTTGCCGGAGCGTGGATATGACGGAAAGGAAAACTATATCTTCAAGTTCCGCGACAGATCCATCATCTATGACTACCTCAACAAGTGGGCAAAGGCGGCAGGTGTGGAGAAGCATGTGACCTTTCACATGAGTCGGCACACCTGCGCCACGCTGTTGCTCTACTATGGGACCGACCTGTACACGGTTTCAAAAATCCTTGGGCATACGTCCATCAAGACAACGCAAGTGTACGCCAAGGTTGCTGACGAGATGAAGCGCAAGGCCGTGGGGAATATCCCCGAGGTTTAACTTCATCGTGACTCAGCATCGGTGAAATTGAAAGTTACATACTTGCCCCCTAATCTGGAGAGCGACTCAATCTCTGCATTGCAAAGAGTGCCGTTCTTGACTGCAATGGTGAGTGTTCCATTCTCCATGCTTGCAACTTTTTCCACAAGTGAACGCAATTCTGAATAGCGGTACTCGGAGTCAATGACTACGTTGGATGCGCCAACAATTGGTTTTAGTTCTGAAAATCTCATGAGTGTAAAAAATTGAATTCACCGCAAAGGTAGCACACGACCCATTCACGCGGCCTTTATCTTTTGCGACACGCCCGGCTTTGCAACTTCGCAAAGTCGGGCTTTCTTTTCGTCCCAACTTTTCTTCTCTACTCATCATCATTTTCAAAAAAGAAAATCGAAAAACGAAGTTGTTTTTGTCGTTGTCGTTGCCTATATTATACGACGTTAGGAGTATAATATATATTCCTTATCCTTATTCCTTATCTATATATTGATGTAGTTACGCGCGCGAGGAAACCCCAAGAGGTTATGTTGAGGTTTTGAGTTTTCTGTATTTCAAAAACCCCTTGGGGTTTTGTTAGGGTTTTGTTTAGGTTTTGAAATCGTTGCAAACTATTGAAAACAAGGATAATACAAAAATCCTGCTTTTGCTCGTTATTTCTCGCTTTTCAACGAGTTTGAATAACCCTTTTTCAACGAGTTTTCTAAGAGTACCAAGGTAAAGTGCAAAAAAGTGGGGTTATTTTCGAGGTCGTTTTTATGCGTTTTTTATAACCCCTTGAGGTTTTGAAAAATAACCCCTTGGGGTTTTGTTAGGGTTTTGAAATAAAACCCCTTGGGGTTTCTTTGAGTTTTTTGGAAATGGCGTTTAGGGTTTTGCAGAGGTTTTATAATGGCATGAAAAACGACCAATCCTCGCGGACAGGTCGCAACAGAAAACTATGAGTAAACAATCGTATGAGTCGGTCTAAAAGTAGATGTGATAGACGGAGGCGGAGGGGAAGTGGTCAGTCGTCATCGTCCTCATCATCTTCTTCGGTGTCGTTGCCGCAGAGAACTGAAAGTTTGTCCTCTATGGTGCGGACTTTGACCTGCGCGGACATGTCGAGGTCAACGGCTTTCATCTTCGGTGTGTGGAACTCCAGCAAGCGCAGCTCGGCGTTCACGCGGTCGTCCGGGGCGAGTTCCGCCAAGTCAAGCTCGAAGTCGGACATGAGCTCCACTTTGCCGTTGAACTTGATGTTCTTCGGCTCGAAGTAACTCAATGAATGGGCGCGGATAAAGCCTTTCAGTGGGTTCTCCTTGTTGGGCGTGCCTTTCTTGCGCCCTCCTGTTTTCATTCCTTTCATGCTCTAATCTCCTTATCGTTTGGTAGCCGTAGCAGTTGATTGTGGCTTACGGCTTTTGTGATACAATAGTTAAAAGTGAGAGGCAAAGATACCTTATTAATTTAGCGCACGAATTATAACTTTTGAAATACGACAATAAAATAACTCAACTTTCAAACATAAACGATTATGGGACTGATAGGAGCAGCGGTAGGAGCCGCAGGTAGCATCTTCGGAGGCATCAGCGCAAGCAAGGCGATGAGGAAGATGAAGAAGAATGTCGAGGCGCAGCGTAAGGCCAACCAAGACTGGTACGACCGCAGATACAACGAGGACGCCACACAGAGGGCGGACGCGCAGAGAATACTCACCCAGACGGAGGAGAGCATCAAGAACCGCAACAGACAGACGGCAGGAGCGCAAGCCGTGATGGGCGGTACGGACGAGAGTACGGCAGCGGCAAAAGCCGCCAACAACCAAGCCTTGGCAGATGCAACGTCACAGATTGCTGTCAATGCGGACGCACGCAAAGACCAGATTGAGCAGACGTACAGAGCCAAGGACGATGAGTATGTGAACCAGTTGAACCAAATAGAGCAAGGCAAGGCGCAAGCCATTGCAGGAGCTGTGCAGGGCGTAGCCAGCGCAGCGTCCTCCATGCCATTCTAACATAAAGCACAACAGATATGAGCACAGGAAATCCACAGATAGGCAGTGCCGACTGGCTTGACGAGCAGAACGGAGAGGACACCACTCCCCCTGCCAAGGATACACAAGCAATGGCGGAGCAGCCTCCACAGCCCGAACCTGCCCAGAAAGGTACATTGGAATGGACTGAACAGAACAGTGGAGAGAACGCCCCGGTTACAGAGAGCAAGCCGACACCGCAGAGTGATGTTGCGCCAGCAGCCGACAAGCAGGTTGGTGTGTCGCCACAGAACAATGCCGATGCCGTCATGGGCTACGACCAACAGATAGCGGCCTTGCAGGAAGCGGCCAACAAGAGCAAACCCGAGACCGAGGAGGAACGCAAGAAGCGCGAGCGCAAGGAGAAGTCGAAGAAAATCATTGCGGCCGTTGGTGACGGACTGATGGCGTTGAGCAACCTATACTTTACGACAAAGGGCGCACCCAACATGTACGACCACAAGACGATGAGCCAGCAGACACCTCTGCAAGCGCAGCTTGACAAACTCAAAGCCGAGCGTGAGGCCAATGCTGACAAATACCTCCAGTATTCTCTCAAGATTGGCGACCTGCAGAATGACAGAGCCAAGACTTTGCGCGAGATGGAGGCCGAGCAGGAACGCAGGAAACTTGCGAGGGAAAAGGCAAACCGAGAACAAGAGGCGCACGGTTGGCTTGCAGCATTGCAGCCCGATAAACTACGTGAACAAACTGGTAAGGCTGAAACAGCGGAACAGAAAGCCAAGACTGCAAAGGCGGAAGCTGACAATGCTCCTGATCTATACAAGGCAAAGGTTGAGACCGAAAAGAACCGTGGCAAGGCACAGAAAGCCGCAGCAGTGGCGCATTATGCCAGCGCCAACAACTCCAATGCTTCTGCTGAAGAGCATCGCACCAATGCAAGAGGACGCTTCCAGTGGTGGGACGAGGACGGCAACATACACTATGCCAAGACCAAGGACGAGGCTATATTAAAGGCCCGCCAGCACGGAACGCTTGACAGCGTGACGGAGGAAACAACGGACAGCACGGACAGCGATGTGGTGCGTCGCGGCAAGGTTACGGGCGAGAAGAAGAACACCACGAAGAAAACAACAAAGAAAGTGTTCTATCCTGGAATAAGGAAGAAGCCAGCCGCGAGCCAGCCAACTGCAAAGCCAGCGCCGAGGCCAGCAACAAAGCCGAGCGGAGGTAAGAGTGGCGGCGGTTGGGCTTCGGGGCTGACATTTTAATAACGCAAAACGAAATTATTATGCCATTAGACAATAGTAAACTCAAGAAAGTGTACTCCACCTTGCAACAGGGTGGGTACAAGCAGGACTACAATACTTTCTTGAAAGGGTTCACGGGGGATGACCACTACGAGAACCGAAAGAAAGTGTATGACCTGCTTACCGCAAATGGTGCGCAGATTGGCAACTCCTACGAGGACTTCATGAAGAAGATGCAGGTGTCCTCGTCTCCTGCCAAAGCTGCCGCGCCAAAGCCAGTTGCGCAAACAACAACACCAGCAGCTCCTAAGCCAGCCAAGGCTGCTCCTGCAAAGGGAACACCGCTTACGGATGCTGACAAGCAGAGGATGATGTCGGATGTAGGGAATATGATGGCCGAAACCAATGCCTCGCTGCAGCGAACGCAGAACCGCATGGACTTCGCTAGAGCCAATGCCGGGTTGAGAGTGCCGCGTGTCACTATCGGTGACAAGAACAGCGGAGTGAAACTTGGTCAGAATACCAAGGTGGTGGCGAAGAAGCCACAGTTCAATCCCCAATCGGTCAAGATGGAGCAGACCTACATCACTGAGAGCGGAAACGAGTACAAAGACCGTGGAGGGGCTGACTTGGAGCAGAATGCCACTGACGCGTACAAGGAAAGCATGACCGTAGGTGGCCAGTTGCGTGAGGCTTATGCTGAGCGTGACAGGCTGGACGAGGCAATGAAGAAGCGCATGAAGGAGATTGACGAGCGTCCCAACCAGCGTTTCAATGACTTCATGCGTGAGTCGGCAGCTGCAATGACACCCGGAGCAGGGCCTGCTGGAGAGTTGGATGCCCGAATGTCGAAGTATGACAACGATGACGAGTATATGCAGCTCATGGCGGCAGCCCGAAAGAACAGCCAGACCATCCAGTTGCTGGAAGACAAGAAGAATGGCCAAATGAACAATTTCTGGCATACTCTCGGTACAACAGCATTGAACGGCTACACCTTTACTGACGGCATGAGCGAGATGCGTGACGCGATAGCCATGCAACGTGCGGCAAAACACATTGACAACATCAACAGAAAGCGTGCGGCAGGAATGCCTCTGACAAGGGAAGAGCAGACAGCCGAGGCAGTGCTGAAGAACTTTGCCACGGACAATGCCGTGCAGGGTTTGTATGGTGGAGATTATGGCGCATGGGCAAGAGCTGGCGGCATGACTGCCAACTCGCTTGACTTCATGAAAGACCTGATGCTCAATCCCGGTGCCGGAAGCATGGCCAAGGGCATCATGCGCGGCACGGCAAAGGGTATGGCCAAGGGCATAGCCAAGTTGACTGGCAAGGAAGCTGCCCAACTGTGGAAGAACAATGTGGTGCGCAGGACGCTGAAAGCGACAGGCGTATTGATTGGTGCCCATACGGCAGGTGCATACGTGAGCAACACGACTGGCATTGGCAGGACTGCCGCGACGATGGGCACACTGGCTTCGGGTGAGGTCGGTGTGGACGGCAAGGGCAACTACAAGGTGGAGAATGCCATTGGGCTGCTCCCTGCCTTTATTGAAGCCGAGCGTCAGCAGGCACGCGAGAACGGCTCGGAGATGTTCGGTGAGTTCATCCCCGGTGTCGGTGGTATCGTGAAGAAAGGCTTGGAGAAGATAGGACTTAGCAAGTTGTCGGGTGCGATGACCAATATCGGCAATAAGGAATGGTACAAGCAATACAGCCGACTTCTTGAAGCTGGTGGCTATAACGGACTGCCTGGTGAAGCCTTGGAGGAATACGAGGGTTCGCTGTTTGACGCTCTCACCGGACATGCAGGGGACGCGTGGGACGACATGACGAACTTGCAGAACCATGTGGACATTTGGCTTGGTTGCGCTACAATGGGCGCGTTGCTTGGTTCTGTGCCGATGATGATGCAGGGACACCACACCGCACAATACTACCGTTACAAGCACAACACGGACAAGGCAGACAATATTGCATCATTCAGAATGACTGCGGAACGCTGGGAGCCTTTGCGTGACAAGATAGACAACACTGACAACAACAGGATGAAGGATGTGGTGACGGCAGACATCATCAAAAATCCCGACCTACATGTCGAGGAGAAGAAAGCTGCATTGGACTATGTGCGCAATCTCACGATGATGAGAGGCTACAACATTGCTCAGGTGAACAACGCCAACGATGAAGAGGAGCAGCGTCCCGAGGTACAGAGCGTTAATGACAGTTACTCCAACGGCTATGACACCACGGAGCCACAAGCTATGAACGACGCGAAGAACTTGCTTGACATGAAGCGCGAGCAGGTGGCGAAGGAGCATGGCATTGAGAATGTGGACGAGGTGGACGCGCTGATTGGCGATGATCCTCTGCGGTACATTGAAGAGCAGAAGCGGTTTGGGAACACGGACAAGCTGCAGTCGGTGATTGAATATGCCAACGCGAAGTCGGCATACGATGGTATGGTGCAGCGTGTGCAGGATGACATTGACAGCCGTGTGGAGGAAAGCAACGCCACCATAGACAATCGCGTGAACCGCAATGACGGCATGATACATCCTGCTACACTGAAATTGCAGAACGATGACGGCTCGGACAAGAGGGCGTATATCGTCAGCGGCAATGTGGTGATGTACGATGACGGCAATGGTGTGGACACCGAGCACTCTGACAAGGCGGTTGTAATCCGTGATGCGGATACTGGCGAGATGAGATGGCTTGACACTTCGCTTATCTCGGGCATGGATGAGTTGATTGACCCTGAAGAGGAGAAATCGGCTGCATCGCAAGCCATCATTGATGAGATGTCGCAAAAGGCCGCGGACAATGTGGACGGCAGGGTGTCGTTCAATATTGGTGACACCTATGTCCTTACAGACGGTTTGGACCATCAAATCAACGCGACACTCGTAGCCAATGAGCAGGGACTTGCCGAGAATGAGGACGGAACGGTGAACATCACTTATGACCTTGGGTACGGTCCACGGACGGCGGCGGTCAGCAAGGAGGACATCCAAAGAATGGTTGACGAGACAAACATGCGCCGTACAGCCCAAGTAGAGCAGGAGCGTCAAGCCAATGCCATAAACCAGTCACAGCAAGTTGATGAAGAAGTCGAGCTGCCGCAGTATGGCGTGAACGACACCTTCACGCTTCTTGACGGTGATGGCGCGACCGTGCATGGCGAGGTGCAGGGCATCAGCGATGACGGTGTGGAGATACGCACGGATGAGCCGCTGAACGGCAAGCGTGTGCAGGTTATCCCTGCGGAGGAGTTTGAGGAGATGGTCGAGAGCATCAATGACGCTGACGGCAATCAAGTATGGGCAAGGGAGTATGCCGAAGATGCGGATGAAGCCGAGGGCGCTTCAGACAATTCTGCACCGCAAGACAATGATGTTGTTGCTCCGAGCGGACCGACAACAGAGGATCTTGTGCGGATGGCGCATGGGGGCAATGAGCTTGCGCGACACCAGCTTGAGGCGCAGGGCGTGCAGTGGGAGGAGCCTGCCGAGCAGCAGCCGACCGCACTGGAGCGTGTTCCCGTAAGCGAGGAGACTGGCGAGCCGATGTTTGAGAAAGCCGACAAGGAAACTGCACTTGACGCGCTGAACGAGGTGACAGGCGGCAATGAGGCGAACACCACAGCCATTGTCAATGCTCAGGTGGAGCAGGCGCGAAAGGTTGTGGAGGCACTGAGGAAGAAGCAGCCGACCAAGAAAGCAGCGGCACTGAAAGGCTCCCCAATGGCAATGGTAAAGGCACAGCAGGAGGCGGATGCCGCCTACAATACCGCTATGGAGCAATATAACGCCCAAGTGGGTGCTGCCGAGGAGACGCTGAACGCTTGGACGCGCATATATTCACTCATGAACGAGCGAAAGCGTGCCGCGCGTGAGAAGCAGGAGGCAGAGTGGAGAGAGCGTGAAGCGAAACTGCATGATGAAGCTGTGGCGCAGTTGGAGGAACAGAAGCGCATTGCAGCAGAGAAAGCCAAGGAGCAAGCCGAGGTAGGCACTCATGCCGTGAACCCGAAACTCAAAGAGAAGTGGGACAAAGCCACCAAGGTGGAGGGCAATCCCAACGCCATCACTCTTGCTGACGGTTCCACACTTCGCGGACACTATGTGCTGACCGAGGCAGGAGCGGCCACGGCAAGCCATGACATCAACAACGCCTTTGAGCCGACCGAGGGCTTCCCGATTGACGAGAACGGAGAGAGCGTGAACGACCGTGACTATAAGCGCGACATGGACGCTCAGCAGATTGTAAGGAATATTGCCGATAACTATGACAGCAGAGCCTTGCAGTCGCCAGTCATCGTGAGCAAGGACGGCGTTGTGCTTTCGGGCAACAACCGCACCATGTCGGGCGACATGGCCGCACAGCAGGGAAGCGACAAGGCGTATGTGGACCACCTGCACGAGTTCGGGCAGATGTATGGCTTCACTCCCGAGCAGATTGACGGCATGAAGCATCCGCGTGTGGTGTTCGTGCCGGACGAGGAACTGCCATACGATGCAAGTACATTCTCACGATTCAACGCCGAGCAGCAGAAGAAACAGAGCAAGCCGGAACAGGCAGTGAAACTCGGCAAGATTGTACCCGACAACGTGTTCAACAATATTGTTGGCGACATCAGTCGCTACGACCGCCTGTCGGACTACTATGCGGACGAAAAGGCCGTGAACTCTGCCATAGGTCAGTTGCACAGTACAGGAGTTATCAACGAAATGCAATTGCCCGAGCTACGCACTGGCAATGCGCTGTCAGCTGCAGGACGCGAGCTTATCGAGAACACGCTTATCGGCAAGGTCTTCCAGACTTCGCCCGATGCGGTGCGCCAGATAATCGCCACGCCTACCCTGCGTCAGTCCGTAATTATGGGCTTGAACGAGATAACCCACAACCGCACACTCGCCAAGAGTGGCTACGATTTGAGCCAAGAGTTGGGAGCAGCCGTAAACTTTGTGGCAAGAGCCAAGGCTTCGGATGCCGCGCTGTTCAAGGAAGGTATGCCCGTGTCGCCGTTTGGCCGTCAGCAGAGTTTGTTTGACGATGAATACGGAGACAGCCGCGTGACCGATGCAATCGTGCTGCTGCTTGCCGACATACTGAACAGCGGAAAGCCGAGCGATTTGCGCAAGGTACTTGCCACCTATAATAATGAGGCGGAAGCCCCTGCCGGTGGACAGATGGACATGTTCAGTGGAAAGGTGACCTCTAAGGAAGAATTGTTGAACAGAGTAACAGAATATTTCAGAAATGCAACACCAAGAGAACAACAGGCAATCGTTGATGCAGCAATCGCAGAACGAAAGCAGAGAGCAGAAGCAAGTGGACAAGTTGGGGAGACTGCTGGACGCAGTGGAGAAGAACCAGCCGACATACAAGGAGAAAGTAATGGCAGAGTTTCAGAAAATGCTGGAAACGGACAGCAAGATAGTTCGGAGGAAGCCAATACCGATAAGATAACGCCTGTTGGTGAAAGTGATTTCGGCTTTGTGTATGACCAGTTCAAAGGTAATGCACAAGGTGCTATCCAACAACTGATGAAGATGCAGGATGGTGAGGCACTTGGTGCGCTCCATCATGACGAAATTGGTGACATTGATTTGGTTTGGGGCAAAGCTGGCACAAGAAAGAGTGACGGCTATGGTCTTGCGAAACTCGTAAAGTTCCATCCCGAAGTGCTTGACAATCTGCAAGGCATACTTGATGGTATGCACATTGCCAAGCGTTCAGAAAATCATGTACAATTAGAGAATGACGAATACCAAGCTGCGGTACGCCTCACTTGGAACGGTGATGAAAAACTTTGGTTGCTGACAGCCTTTAAGAAAAAAGAAACGTCTGAACCAACTAACAGTAGGACAGACGTTGATAGTAACCTTAATGGCAAGTCGGACGACACGGCTACCCGACAAAGCTCGGACGTTTCTGTTGACAAAGTTATAAACAAACAATCAATTTTGCAAGAAAATGAAGAGAAATCTTCTGCCAATGAGGGAGAAATGTCACTTTCGGAACAGATTGCCACTGCATCTGCCGAGGTGAACACCGAGCCTACCGAGGCACAGAAAGAGGCTGGCAACTACAAGAAAGGCCATGTGCAGGTGGGTACGTTTGACATTACCATCGAGCAGCCCGAGGGCAGTGTGCGCAGAGGCACGGATGCTGGCGGCAAGCAGTGGGAAAGCAAGATGCACAACACCTACGGCTACTTCCGTGGCACGGAGGGCGTAGACGGTGACCACATAGATGTGTTCCTCAGCAATGATATTGACGGTTGGAACGGCAGAAAAGTGTATGTGGTGGACCAGTACAACCCCGATGGTACGTTTGACGAGCACAAGGTGATGCTGGGTTTCAACGACATGGACGAGGCCAAGAGCGACTATCTGGCCAACTATGAGAAAGGTTGGGAAGACGGGCGCAGGATTGACGTGTCCGCTACGAACCTCGAAGACTTCGAGAAGTGGATTGGTTCAAGTAAGCGCAAGACCAAGCCGTTTGCGGAGTATGTGGGGGTGAATAAGGAAACGCTTGCAAGTTCTCCTGCAAAGGAAGAGACGGCAGCACATGCCAAGCAGGCCGAAGCAAGCGAGGGCAAGGGTTACACAATCACTCCGTCCACCTACACCAACAAGAAAGGCAAGACGAGCGATGTGTCATTGCTCACCTTTGACCATGACTTGACAGCCGACCAAGAGCGTGCCGTGAAAGAGTTTGCCAAGGAACGAACTGGCGAGGGACGCTTTGCCCCTGTCCGTGGTTGGAAAGACCGCGAGAGCGGAGGCTGGATATTCCGCAATGATGAGGACGCACGCAAGGCCGCTGAAATGGTTGGCAGTGAGGAGGCCGTGGCGGACAACCAGCCATTGTCTGCGCAGGAGATGCGTGATGCCGTGGAGCCGAAGAAACCAGCAGCACGGAAGAAAACCACCGCCAAGAAACCTGCAAACAAGGTTGAGGTGGAAGACGTTGTGGAGCAGTCCGAACCGACTAAGCCAGCCAAAGCGGAAAAGCCTGTGCAGAGTGGCGAGAAGAAACTTGTCATCACCGATGAGATGAAGCATGACGAAGATATTCTTCGTGAGTTGCTCGGCATTGGCGATGACGAGGTGGACGGAGGCATAAAGTTCCGCGACCCGGACGCATTGACCTCACAGCAGAGGCGGTTTGTGTACAACGCAGGAGTGAACTACTCCTTGGGCTACATTGACCAAGGCTTTGTGGCATTCCCGGAGTTTGCCAAGGCTATGGTGAGCCGACTTGGCTACAAAATCAAGCCGTGGCTCAAATCGTTCTACGAGGGAGCAAAGCGCATACCGGGTTATGACCAGTCCATTTTTACACCGACCGAAGAGGTGGATGCCTTTGATGTGGAGAACTTTGACAAGCCGCAGCACGATGCGCTTGCCCAAGCCAACATGATTGTTGAGGAGGGCAAGGCGCAGGTAGCGGCAGAGAAAGCAAACAATGAACTCAAAGAAATAAGAAATGAGCAACGAAAAGAGACCGAAAAGCAGACATCAGCAGATACAGATGCTGTTGCAGCAGAAGCAAAGACTGTTGCAAGCGAAGCAGAAACTATCGCAGAAACTTCAAACGATGAGCAAGAAATCAACGGAGCAGCCGAGCGAGTAGATGACACCCTCGACAAAGTGAACGACCAACTCGCCCTGCTTGGTTACTACGAGGCAGAGCCAGTGGAAAAGGACTTCAACGAGGCATACGGCTATATGCGCAATGCCGAGAAGAAAGCCGTCAAGGACGCAGCCAATCTCGCCAGCCAACTGATTGACGACCTTGGGCTTGACCGCTACGAGGCTACCCACGGAGAAGCCGACAAAAAAGGCAAGCGCAAGACCAAGCCCCTTGCAGTGGCCAACATTGCACTTGCCGGAGGCGACATCACCATGCACCTGCCATTGGCTGAGGGACGCGAGTTGTATGTGAATATCCAACTTGCACCATCAGCAGGGAAAGGTATCACCAACTATGGCGGTGACAACCTTGAAGTGACAGGCATCATGTGCCGCATTGAAAATCCGAATGCCAAGGGCAATGACCGCTACGGACAGAATATGTGGTTTGCAGAAGATGTGACCTACGATGAATTGCTGAAGAACGTGCAGCGTGTGGCGCAGGATTATCTGCCCGAGCCTAAGCATGACGAGGTGGATGACTTCTACGAAAACGGCATCAATGAGGATGCGGTTGCAGCACTACCCGAGGACACTGCCATACAACTTCATGTCGTGGATATTCTCAATCCGGGTATGACCAACAACTCCATGAAGTCAAAGATTGCCAGCCTTAACTATCTGCTTCCGAAGATTTCAGACAAGAAGTTGGCAGAACTTGACAAGGAGTATGGTGATGACAATGTTATGGGTAGCCACATCAAGGCAGAAGTCAAGAGACGCGAACATGAGGGCGTGTTCAAGAAAGCGGAGCGCATTGCCAATGAAGCCAAGGCGGTGCGTGAATTGAAACGAGCCTACCACAAGCAAAATTGGGTTTATCAGAACCCGAAACCCGGACAGGAGCAGTTTATCACCCATACCCGTGTTGATGGAAACGGCAAAATCAATATGGCCGTGTTCCAAGACGGCAAGATGGTGGACGGCAAGAGCGGAATGTCAGAACAGGAATTCAAGGAATATGTAAACGAACATGGCCTTGTACCATCAGACATGACGACAGGCCACATTGAAGCCGAGGACAGAAAGATAGACAAGGTGGAGCGTAATGCACGGAAGAATGCTAAATCGGGAACCACGGCAGACAGGACGTCAAATGAGGCACCTGCTGCAACAGAGCCGCAGAAGCCAACCGCCAAGAAAAAGGCATCGAAGAAAGTTAAACCAGAGCAGCAGGTAGGCGATTTGTTTGCCGGGCTGTTCGATGAACCTGTAAAAGAGAAAGACAATGGATTACAACGAAATGATGATGCGGTACGCACCGAAGCAGTGCCAGCCGACAATAGTGGACAACAACAAGGACTACGAGCAAGCCAAGGAAGCACTCGCAAAGCAGCTCCACAAAAAAGTGGAAGACCTGACGGAGGACGAGGAGAACACGGCACTGGCAAAGATGGGGCTGTGTCCGCTGGACTTCATGGACTGACAGAGCCGAAGAACACACGCAACAACCATTCGGAGCGTGGCGCAGATCATGCCCCGACATCAGTCAATGGACGAATAGAAGTCAACATCAAGGCCATTGAGTTGGCGCACGAGTTACTTGAGAGCGGTGAGACTGCCACTCCCGAGCAGATGAATGTGCTCCGACAATTCAGCGGTTGGGGCGGTCTTGGTGCGGCATTCAGCGATGGCGGTTACGACTGGAAACAGCGTGAGCGTAATCAAAAGATACGCGAGCTGCTGGGCGAGGAAGCCTACGAGCAAGCCGTGATGAGTGCCAACAGTGCCTACTACACTCCTGCATACGTTGTGGATACCCTTTGGGACATTGCAAATCAACTGGGCTTCAAAGGTGGCAACATCTTGGAGGGTTCGGCAGGTATCGGCAACATCTTGGGGCAGATGCCAACCACGGTGAGCGAGCGCAGCGACATACACGCCATCGAGATAGACGGAACATCGGGCGGCATACTCTCGTTGCTCTATCCCGATGCCAAGGTGGACATACAAGGCTTTGAGCAGACACGCATACCCAACGGCAGCGTGGACTTGGCCATTACCAATGTGCCATTCGTTACCGGGTTGCGTGTGAACGACACCACAGGCGACAGCGACCTCTCGAAGAAGTTCCACAATATCCACGACTTCTGTATAGCCAAGAACGTGCGCAAGTTGCGTGAGGGTGGCTTGGGTATCTTCATATCGTCCAACGGCACTCTTGATGGCAGCAAGGCACTGCGCGACTGGGTGGTGAACGAGGGAGGAAGCGACTTCATCGGAGCGTTCCGCATGAACAACAAGACCTTTGGCGGCACAACCGTGACATCGGACATCATCGTTATCCGCAAGCGTGTGAACGGACAGAAGTCAACACAGGCCATTGACGTGAGCACCATAAGCGGTGAGCGCACAGCCGAATATGAAGAGCCGGGCGCACGCAAGGCCAAGCAGCTCTCGATGGACTACAACAAGTATTTCATCGAACACCCCGACCACATGGCAGGAGAAATGCGCTTTGCCTTTGAAGAGGGAGACACATTCAGACCAACCAGCAAGGGACTATACCCGGTAAACGGCAAAGACCAAGGCAAGATGCTGGCAGACTTCGTGAAGTCGTTCACCGAGGAGGACAACAGCAATGTGGCAAGCGCCGAGAGTGCAAAACCCTCTTATGTGAGCGATGCGTCAGCCGATGGAAAGAAACTTGGCGAAATGTACATGAAAGACGGCAAGATTGTCGTTGCCAGCATGGGCGGTTACTACCCTCTTGAAGTGAACGACAAGAAGATAAAGGGACATACCAAGCAAGAGTGCTTCAATGCCTATTCCGCCATCAAGACTGCATTGGCAGATGTGATGAAATACCAAACTGAGAACGAGGGCGATGCTGGGCTTAAACCGCTCATAGCCAAACTCAACAAGGCATACGATGATTTTGTGAACACCTACGGCCACTTCAACAAGAACAACCAGTTGGCATGGCTGCGTAACGATGTGGACTATCCTAACGTGTTCTCATTAGAGACCTACAAGGAACAGGGAGACGGCAAGGGCGGAGTTGTCAAGACCTACGGCAAGGCAGACGTAATGAAGAACCGTGTCGTGGAGAAAGAGAGCGAGCCACATCCCGAGAACGTGAAAGACGGAGTTGTGGTGAGCATGTTCAAGAACGGACGCATTGATGTGCCATACATAGCAGGGCAGCTTGGCAAGAGCGAGGAAGCCGTGAAGCGTGAAATCATAGAAAGCGGACTTGGATTTGAAGACCCTGCCACACGACAGATGGAGGTGTCGTACCAGTATCTGAGCGGCAATGTGCGCGAGAAACTGCGACAGGCAGAAGCCAACAACGAGAATGGCGAGTACGCAAAGAATATCAAGGCATTGCAGGAAGTTGTGCCTATGGACATTCCTGCCCACTTGATAGACTTCACGCTCGGCTCGTCATGGCTTGACCCCAAACTCTATGACGAGTATGTGAAAGACCGCACCGACATAGACGTGCATTTCACGGCAGCAGGCGGCACATGGTTCATGAAAGCCCCCACCTATGGTGTGAACGGAGAGAAGAACCGCGCTATGGGTGTGGTGAGCGAGAAACTGAAGAAAACCATCATGGCCCATGAACTCATTGCAGCCGCTATCCAAAACAAAAGTATTGTTGTATCACGGACAGAGAAGCACTATGACGGAACCACAGAAACCATCACCGACCGCGAGGCCACGGCAGCGTGTGCCGCCAAGATAGACGAGATACGTCAGGACTTCAAGGACTGGGCGCGTCAGAAGATGCAAAGCGATGCGGAGTTGTCGGCACGCATGGAGCGTGAGTACAACGACCGCTTTAACAACTATGTTCCAATGAGCATTCCTGATGACTTCGTACCCGAATACTTCGGAGGAGCGACCCACAAGTTCAAGATGCGCCCCCACCAAGGCAAGGCCATTGTACGTGGCACCATGCAGCCGTTGTTGCTCGCCCATGAGGTAGGTACTGGCAAGACATTCACCCTTATCTCCACCGCAATGGAGATGCGCAGACTCGGCACGGCACGCAAGCCAATGATTGTGGTGCAGAACGCCACCGTAGGCCAGTTTGCAGCCTCAGCCAAGGAACTCTATCCCAATGCCAAGGTTCTTGTACTTGACGACAACGACCGTGATGCGGAGGGAAGAAAGAACTTCTACGCCAAGATTAAGTACAATGATTGGGATATGGTGATTATTCCTCAGAGCACCCTGGACAAAATCCCCGACAGCGATGAGCGTCAGATGCAGTTTGTGCAAGACAAGATAGACGAGAAGATGCTTGTGCTTGAAAAGATGCGAGAGGCTGACTCCAGCGGCAGAGACCCGATAACAAGGCGTGCCGAGAAAGAGTTAGCCGGCCTGCAAGCAGAAATGGCCGCATTGTCAGACGGCATATCCAAGAAGCGCACCGCCAACAACGAGAAGAAGAAAGCCGTAGCCAAGCAGAATGCGGCCGTCAAGGCGCAGGAAATGCTTGACCGCCGTACAGACGAAGTGGAGAACTTTGACGACATGGGCATTGACGCATTGCTCATTGACGAGGCGCACGAGTACAAACACCTTGGCTTTGCCACAGCCATGCAACGAGGCGTGAAAGGTGTTGACCCATCGTACAGCAAGAAGTCGCAGGGCGTGTACTTGAAGACGCAAGCCGTGTTGGAGAAGAACAACGGACGCAACGTTATCTTCGCCACAGGTACGCCTATCAGCAACACAGCCGCAGAGATATGGACTTTCATGCGCTACCTTATGCCCAAGGACACCATGAAGGAATACGGTATCTACTACTTTGACGACTTTGTGCGCAACTTCGGCAACATACAGCAAATGCCCGAGTTCAAGACAAATGGAAAGTACCAAGAGGTGAACCGCTTTGCAGGATATGTCAATCTTCCCGAATTGGTACGCATTTGGTCAAGCGTTTCTGATACTGCATTGACCAAAGACCAAAAGGACTTGGTGAAGAAAATACCCGACATGGAGGGCGGCAAGGCACAGGACATTTATCTGCCGCAGACACGCGCCTTGCGCAGCGTGATGAAGTATGTGCGAGATGAGCTTGACCGCTTCGACCAGATGAGCGGCAAGGAGAAAAAGGAGAACAGCAGCATACCCCTCACCATGTACGGCATTGCGCAGAGAGCCGCAGTGGATGCCCGACTGGTGCAGATTGATGCAGAGGACGACCCCAAGAGCAAGACCAACGAGGCCGTGCGCCAAGCCCTGCGCTCATTGAAAGAGACTGACGACTACAAGGGAACAGTAGCTATCTTTGCTGACAGCTACGAGAACAAGCGCAGCGGTTTCAACCTGTATGAGGACATCAAAAAGAAACTCATTGCGCAAGGCGTACCAGCAAATGAGGTGATAGTGATGAAGCCCGGCATGAAGATAAAGCAAAAACTCGACATCTTCGACAAGGTGAACCGGGGAGAGGTGCGTGTTGTGCTTGGTAGTACCGCCACACTTGGAACAGGTGTGAACATACAGGAGCGTCTGCACACCCTTATCCATCTTGACGCACCCAACCGACCGATGGACTACACCCAGCGCAACGGACGCATTCTCAGACAGGGCAACCTGCACAAGGAATGGGGCAAGCCCGTGCGTGTACTTCGTTTCGGCGTGGAGGACAGTCTTGACGTTACCGCCTACCAACGACTGAAAACCAAGGGGGCGATTGCCGACAGCGTGATGGAGGGCGACCGACTGATGCAAGACAGCATGAACAACCGCGTGCTTGAAGAGGAAGAAGATGTGTTCGGTGACACCGTAGCGCAGCTTTCGGGTAGCGAGTATGCCCTGCTGAAGAACAATGCGGAGAAGAATGTGCGCAAGTACGAGAGCCGCAAGAAGCAGTGGGAGGCCGACCAAACCTATATCCACAACGCCAAGCCCAAGTTGGAGGAACAGATAAAGGCGGAAGAGCAGCGAGCAGAGGAAGCCAATGCCCACCTACTTGCCGTGCAAAAGGCATTCCCCAATGGCAAGTTCACAGAGATAACCGTAGGCAAGCAGAAGTTCGGGACAGTTGATGACATGGCAGACTTCATCAAGGAGCACAACAAGAAAATCCATGAAGCAACGAAAGCGATGAAGAAAAATCCCGGCAACTCGTCACAGACCAGCACTCTCACCTTGTCGTTGGGCGGCTATGACTTCGTGGTCAAGACCGAGTTGTCGCGTGAAACGCAGAACATAGGAGGCTCTCTGTTTGCCGAGATACACCGTAAAATGAGTTACTCATGTCCCGAACTCGGGCTGACAGATGTGCCAGTCAAGCAAGCATTGCTTCGTAATGCTGTTGAGGACATCACCGAGAACGTGATTACAGGCAAGGACTTTGCCGAGCGGTTCGACAATGCTACACGCGCAGCTGCACACGGCAGGTCAGAGTTAGAGCAGTTGAAACAACGTGAGGGCAAACCATTTGAGTTCGGCAAGGAACTTGAAGAAGCCGAGCGACAATTAGAGGAATACACCGAGTCCATGAAGCAGGAGTTGGCAGAAAAGGAAAAGAAGTATGCCGAGATGGACGCGAGTGTTGAGGCAGCTACCGATATTGTAGCAGATGAAGAGGACGAGACGAGCGATGACAAGACCAAGTTCCGCTTACTTGAGGACGATGATCCAAAGGCTATTGAGCTGGAGTCGTTGCCCGACAGCGAGCTTGTGCCAGTGTACCGCAACGTGCAAGCCTTTGAGGACGACGCGCTCGGTTCACCTATGGCATTCATTGATGCGGATACGGGCGAGCGCAGAACCTTGGAGGGCGGCAAGTGGAACTACTCCAACCCACAGCCAATAAAGCTCACCCCGGAACAGCAGAAGCTGTTGGACGAACTCAACAAGAATGGCAACCTCATGGTGGACGGCAAGAAGACCACGGAGCTGCAGATAAATGACGGACTGAAGTTTGTGAAAGGCAAGACCAAGGACGCGCAGCTGCAATACTTCTTGAAAAAGAACCCAGAGGACAAAGGCTTGTGGGCGGCATATAATCCGTATGACCATGCCATAGAGACACCGCTGAACACCCAGTTTGGCGAGGCGTACAAGCGTCCGAACCTTGTTGTGGTGCGCAGCCTCATGCCGAAATCGGAGTTGGAGGGACATTACCATGCCGATTATGCCCTGTTGCCCACAGGCGCACATCTGTGGAACAATGGCCGCACGCTCTATCTGTCACGCTGGAGCAAGATAGACAAGGTGCTCACGCGCGAGGAAGAGGCGAAGATGATAGACGAGTATTGGAAGAAGCACCCCGGCAAGCGTGAGGCATTGAAGACCCACCGCGACTACAACCGCTTTGTGCCGCAAGTGCGCAGGGAGTTGGAGAGGATGGGTTACCGTTTTGAGTTTGACGGCAAGGAACTGACACCCGAGGAAAGCCTTGCACTCGACAGGCAGAACTGGGAGAACCGCGACATTATCCCTGGAAGAGAGGGACAACTGCCGTTCATCAGCAATGAGGACATTGCACGCATCAATGCAAAGATGGCCGGGAAGTGGGTAGGCGAACCAAAGGAAGCTATGGAGAACGAGATGGCGGCAAGGGTTGAGGACTTGTCGGAGAAACTCCACACGCCAGTGCGCATCATCCGCACAGACGAGGAGGTGGCCGCATTGCCGAGCGCACGCCAACGCAGAATGAAGGGTAGCTTCAATCCCTTGACTGGTGAGGTGACCGTTGTGGTGCCGAACAACGCCAACCTTGCAGACATCGAGAACACGTTTATCCATGAGGTGGTAGGGCATGACGGACTGCGCGTGTTGTTCCCCGAAGAGGAAAAACTGAACAACGCCCTTGATGAACTCTATCGTGTATCCAATGCTGGTATTCAGCAGGCCATTGACCGCATGGCACAGAAGATGTACGATGCCGAGGTGGACAGACTGCGCGAGAATAAGCGCAGGGAGCATGAGGCCAAGGGAGAGGACGCTAACGCCTCGTACTATGCCGACATGGCGGAAGCCCATGCCGAGGCGAGCAAGAAACGTGAGCAGTTCAAGCGTGATGCCACTGAGGAGTATGGAGCCGACCTTGCAGGACGCATCGGTGATAAAGGCTTTGAGAAGATGAGTGCCGAGGAACTTACGTTCTGGGGTAAGCTGAAAGCCATGCTCCAAAAGGCATTGCAGAAATTGTTGGACGGTTTGAAAATCCCCGGCAAGAGAAAGTGGAGCGACAAGGACTGGGCGTTTGTGCTGCATGAGGCATACAAGCGCAAGAAGAACGGAGGCAATCCGACCGTGTTTGACGCAGCCGACACAGAGGTGATGCGGAGAAAGACTGGGTTTGACAAGGTGATGTATAGCGATGGCGCAATCAGAAATGAGCGTGCCGAAGAACTCAACAATGTAAACGAGCGGTTCAATGAGCAGCTCGCCAAGTTTACAACTGAGAATGCGGACAAAATAAACTTCAACTTGGGAAATCCATCTGCGAAATTATTGTCCGCTGGAGTTGCAGACAGACCGATACGACTTCATGGCAGCAAAGTTGTGAAGAAAATGAAGAAGCACGGCTTCTCCATTGAAGAGTTGCGTGACCTGCCCAAGGCCGTTGCAAATCCTATTGCCGTATTTGACAATTTAGGAAAAGACGGCAACCGTTCTGTTTTGACAGAATTGAAAACAGCCAACGGGAATTTCCTCGTCACAATAGACTTAGGAAAAGGCACAGAGGCGGACTTCGATATTGTGAGCAGTGTATTCGGAAAGAAAGGACATAGTGTTGCTACATGGATAAACAAAGGTTATATGAGGTATGTAGATAAAAAGAAAGCTCTGGATTATCTGCACCTCTCCGCACCAATCGCGGAAGCCTCAGATAACACAGAACTTTCATCTGCTGCAAAGGTAGTGGAAAACTTTGAAAATCCAAAGGTTTCCAATGAAAATGTTGCAGATGAGGGCATTATGTTCCGCGATGGCGACAGCGTGGAGTACAACAAGGCAATGGCGCGTGACATATACGAGCAGCGCGTAAGCCGTGGACTGTACCAGACGCAGGAGGCATTGCAGGACAGTATGCTGGGACTGAAAGAGGCTATGGACGCGATACTGAAAGCCGAGGGCAGAGGCAAGACGAACATCGAGGACGTGGCAGGATATGAGAACGCCTACCTTGGCGAGAACCGCCTATCCTCGAAGAACCAGGCAGAGTGCGGTGAGTTTGCCCGGGCGCTTTTCAAGCCGATGCTTGAGGAGGTGGCGAAACTTGCCAAGACCGCAGACGCGCGTGCCGAGCTGACCGACTACATGATGGCGAAGCACGGACTGGAGCGCAACGAGGTGATGGCTCGGAGGGCAGCGGAGAAAGACGCTGCAAAAGAGTTCTATGCCGAACTGCGCAAGGCAGAGCGTGCCGTGGCAAAAGACCCACTCGACCAAGACGCGGCAGACGCGCTTGACGATGTGATTCAGCGCCAGCATGACCGCGAGGAGGAACTTTATTATGAGAACCGCAGCCGCGACTATGCAGGACTTACCGCCCTGACTGGTACGGACGATGTCGTGGATGCTGAAACCGAGGCGCAGAGGATGGTGGATGACTACGAGGCACAGCACAACACCAAAGACTTGTGGGACAAGGTGAACGCCGTGAACGCGGCCACACTGAAGAAGACCTACGAGAGCGGCCTCATCAACAGAGCCACCTACAATGACATCAGCGGGATGTATGAGAACTATATTCCCCTGCGCGGCTTTGACGAGAAGACGAGCTCGGAGGCATACGCCTACTTGGCCGACAAGCACAGCGCGTTCAACTCGCCCATCAAGACCGCCAAGGGCCGCAAGAGCAAGGCCGACGACCCGTTTGCCAACATGGAGGCTATGGCCGAGAGCGCGATTATGCAGGGCAACCGCAACACGCTTGTGAAGCAGAAGTTCCTGAACTTCGCGCTGAACCATCCGAGCGACCTTGTGAGCGTGAGCGACCTGTGGCTGTGGCACAATGACGCTGCTGACGAGTGGCAGCCCATCAACTCGGGCGATCTGCAAGGCACTGAAAGGATAGAGACGGACGACAGTCCTGCGGAGGTGGAGCGCAAGATGCGCGACTTCGAGGCGGCAATGGAGCAAGCCGCGAAGAGCGCCCCCGACCACTTCAAGAAGCAGAAGGACGAGCCGGACATACTGTACAGAGTGGTGGAGAGCCGTGACCTCAGGCAGCACCAAGTGCTGGTGAAGCGCAACGGCAAGGGCTACCTGCTGACCATCAACGGCAATCCGAGGGCGGCGCAGGCACTGAACGGACAGACGAACCCGGACAATGACCTCTCGGGTGCGATAGGCGCGATGATGAAGGGCGGCGAGTGGCTTAACAGGCAGTTGTCGGCCTTCTACACGACGAGGAACCCTGACTTCGTGGTGTCGAACTTCGTGAGGGACATGCTGTACTCGAACACGATGGTGTGGGTGAAGGAAAGCCCGAACTATGCTTGGCGCTACAACAGGAACTTCGCGAGGGTGAACCCAGCGTTGATGAAGCTGCTGTTCGCGAAGCTGCGCAACGGCACGCTGGACATGAACGATGAGACGGAGAAAATGTTCAGGCAGTTCATGATGAACGGCGGGGAGACAGGCTACGCCAACATCCGCGACATTGACAAGCGCAAGAATGACATCAGGAGGGAGCTGAAGATGTACAACGGGAAGCTGCCCCTGCGCAAGGCGTGGAAGCTGCTTGGCGAGCGGCTTGACGAGTACAACAGAGCCGTTGAGAACTGCGCGAGGTTTGCCGCCTTCATGACCTCGCGCCAGATGGGCAGGACGATAGACAAGAGCGTTTGGGACGCTAAGGAGATAAGCGTGAACTTCAACAAGAAGGGCAGCGGCGCGAAGTTCATGGGCGCTGAGGGACAGACGAAGTTGGGCAACGTGGCCGCGTTCACGTCGGGCAGCGGCCGCGCGCTGTACGTGTTCTGGAACGCTTCCGTGCAAGGCATGACAAACTTCGGGCGCGCTTTCGGGCGGCATCCGGGGGAAGCCGTTGCGGGAGCCGCGGCGATGTTTCTGCTCGGCGCGCTGATGGCGGCCATCGGCGGCGGCGACGGCGACGGTCCTGACGACAAAAACGACTACTGGAACCTGCCGGAGTATGTGCGCAGGAGCAACGTGGTGTTCCGCGTGCCGGGCATGGACAAGTCGTGGATAAGCATGCCGCTGCCGGTGGAGTACCGCTCGGTGTACGGCATGGGCGAGCTGATGGTGAGCGCGATGAGCGGCAAGGAGCGCTACACGCCTCTGGAGCTGACGCACGCGATGGCGAGCCAAGTGAGCCAGTTGTTCCCGATAGACTTCATGGAGGGCGGCGACTGGCTGAGCTGGAAGGCATTCGTGCCGAGTGCGGTGAAGCCGTTCGCGGAGGTGATGACGAACGAAAGCTGGACAGGCATGCCGATATACAAGGAGACTCCGTTCAACGAGGACGACCCAGAGTGGACGAAGGCTTACAAGAGCGCGAACGGCTACTTGGTGGGCGCGTCGAGGAAGCTGAACGAGTGGACCGGCGGCGACCGCTACACGAAGGGCGCGATAGACATCAACCCGTCGAAGGTGGAGTATCTTCTGAACGGCGTGTTCGGCGGCATGTCGCGGAGCGTTGACGAGCTGACGAAGATGGGTGAGACGATAATTGGCGGGAGGGAGTATGACCCCCGTAGCTTCATGCTCGTGAACCGTCTTGTGAAGCGCGGCGACGAGCGCACGGAGTACCGTGCGGTGAACAACGAGTACTTCAGGATAAAGGAGGAGTGCGAGAAGCTGCGCAAGCGTCTGAACCACTACGAGAACGACACTGAGGACGGGGTGTTCGACTATGCGGAGAAGATAGCGTGGCTGAACGCCTCGCCGGAATACCGCATCCTCCAGACCTACGAGAAGTATGCCGACGACGTGGACGACATCAACGAGGACTTGAAGGAGGCCGAGCGCGATGGAGCCAGCGACAATGAGAAGAAGAAGATAGAGGAAGACCTGAACCAGGCGAAAGCCGTGCTGGTGAGGGAGGTGAACGCTGTGCGCGAGGGGAAGCGTTGAGCATGATGGACAGAAAAAGGGCAAGCGGTGTTTGTGTCGCTTGCCCTTTATAATAATAAGAGGTGTATCACCATAAGGCGACCTTGCCACCAATACCCAAGTCGAGAGTGGCAGAGGCAATGCCCAAAGCACGGAACACACGGCTTATTGTGGAGAGTGTCGGTGAGCACCGTCCGTTTTCCAGCTTGCAAATCTGCGAGCGTTTCACGCCAATCTTCTCTCCAAGTTCTTCCTGTGTGAGGTTGTGCTGGATGCGAGCCTTTTTGATGGCCTCGCCAACCCTATAAGCGTGCAAAGCCTCTTCTACCTCGTTGTCAAACTCGTCCCTTTCGGCAGTCCCTTTTTTACCGATGATTTCATCTGTCACCTCATCCAAGGAGTAGAATTTCATGTTTCCAACCTGTTTCATATTTATCTGACTTTAAGTTCAAAATATTGTTTCATTGCAGTCTCTGCCTTTGTTATCTCCTTTCGTGGAGTCTTTTGTGTCTTCTTGACAATACCATGAGTAGCCACAACCAATGTGTCTTTCTCTGTATCCCAGAAAGCGAACAGCCTATAAGCAATGCCGTTGTAGAGAGTTCGGAATTCCCATATATCGGTGTTCTCCAATTTTTTGAAGAGTTCTTTGTTTTTCTCTCCTCCAGACACTCGCCAAATGTTGTATAACACTTTCTTTTGCGCTTGCTGTGGTATGTCTTGAAGAAACTTTTTAGCCTCCTCCAACAATACAATTTGAAATGCTGCCATATTTTATATTCATGTTTTCGGTGCAAAGGTAATATATTGTTTCTAAAAAAGCAAACATTTGAAAGAAAATATCATGCAGCAAAAGATAAAGGGGCAATGTACTGGTAACGAATTACTTTTGTATTCCAAATTACACAAAGATTATGGCAACAAAGAAACTACATAGAATGAGCCGCGTGATGCCGCATGAGGGCTTGGATAGCGTGGAGACCGCCAAGCGGACGTTGGGCGGCAACCGCGCGTTTGAAGTGCTGTGGCAAGCGCAGCAGTATTGGCTGGCTATGGAGACATTCCGCCGAGACCGTGAGCGAAACAAAAATTACACCTACGGTAGGCAGTGGGATGACTATGTATGCGTGAACGGCAAGATGATGAGAGAAGAGGAGCTCATCAAGAAGCAGGGCAACGTGCCGCTGAAGAACAACCTCATCAGACGCATGGTGCAAGCCGTGCTGGGCGTGTACCGCAGCCAAGCCAAAGAGCCGACCTGCACGGCAAGAGACAGAGACGAGCAGCGGTATGGCGAGACGATGAGCACCGTGCTCCAGTGCAACATGCAGTTGAACCGCATGACCGAGATAAATGCGAGGTGTATGGAAGAGTTCCTCATATCGGGCTTTGTGGTACAGAGAAAGTGGTACGGCTGGAGAAACAACAAATTGGACTGCTGGACGGACTATGTGCAGCCCAACAATTTCTTCATAGACAACAATATGAGGGATTTCAGAGGTTGGGATTGCAGTTGTGTGGGCGAGATACACGACATCTCGTTTGAGGAGCTGTGCAGCCGTTTCGCACATGACGCGAGCGACTACAACCGACTGGCGGAGATATACAAGTTCGCCAAGGACAAATCGTATCTGAGTGCCACGTTTGACAACTTCGGCTATCCGCTGCAAGGCTACTACGACTTCCTCGTACCCTACGACCAGAGCCGATGCCGTGTGATAGAGGTGTGGCGCAAGGAAAGCAAGGCGCGGGTTCGCTGCCATGACGTGAACAACGGAGACGTGTTCAAGGTGGATATAGAAGACTTCGATGAACTTGTGCTGAGCGAGAACCGAAAGCGTATGCAGGAGGCAGAGGAGTTGGGCATGGACGCAAGCGAAGTACCGCTTATCCGCTACGAGTGGTTCATGGATACCTACTGGTACTATTATATGCTCACCCCTTTCGGGGACATACTGGAAGAGGGCGAGACCCCCTACGAGCACAAGAGCCACCCCTACGTGTTCAAGGCATACCCCTTCATAGACGGAGAGATACATTCATTCGTGAGCAACGTGATAGACCAGCAGCGTTACACCAACCGCTTGATAACGATGTACGACTGGATCATGCGAGCATCTGCCAAGGGCGTGTTGTTGTTCCCAGAAGAATGTCTGCCCAAGGGTATGTCGATGGAAGACGTGGCGGACGAGTGGGCAAGGTTCAACGGCATCATCATGATAAAGCAGCCCAAGACAGGACAGGCCCTGCCGCAGCAGATAGCCAACAACTGCACGCAGATAGGCATCTCGGAGTTGCTGAACATGCAGTTGAAGTTCTTTGAGGATATATCGGGCGTGAACGGAGCCTTGCAGGGCAAGCCCGGCTATTCCGGCATGTCAGCCAGCCTGTACAACCAACAGGCACAGAACGCCACCACCTCGCTCTTGGACTTGCTTGACACGTTCTCGGCATTCATCAGAGACGGAGCGTACAAGGATGTGAAGAACATACAGCAGTACTACGACACCCCGAGAGTGTTCAACATAGCCGGGAAGAACTCCACCATTGTGGAATACGACCCGAAGAAGATACGCGATGTGGAGTTTGACCTTAGTATTGTGGAGAGCACCGCCACGCCAGCCTACCGCGCCATGACCAACGACATGCTCATGCAGTTGTGGCAAAACAAGGCCATCAGTGTGGAGCAACTGCTTGAACATGGTGACTTCCCATTTGCGGATGAGCTGCTGCAAAGCATCAAGTCGCAGAGAGAGCAGCTACAACAAGGGCAAGTGCCGGACGGAATCTCCCCGGAACTTGCCCAGCAGGTTCAACAAGGCGCAAACATGGAAGCCGTGAACCAAGCACAGCAGATGCTGCAATAAAGAAAAAGCCTCACTAAACCTCCTTATGCAGATAAGCCAAGGGGACATAGTGAGGCTTTATTGTTTTTAGATTGAAGCCTCGGAGACGGGGCTTCTGTCTTTTCGGAGTGTGCGGTTGGTGATGGGGACAAATTCGGGCATCTCCATTTCACGGTAGCAGATATGCAGACCGATGGCGCGTGTCATGAGCAAGTCGTCATGCTTGCCAACAATGGCACCATAGGCACCATTCTTCTTACGCTCATAGGTGTTGTACTCGTCAAGACACCGTTTGTCGCGCTCGATATAGAGACGCTCGCGAATGACCTTTACCAATGTGGATATAATCATCGGTTTGGTGGCCACATTTGTGTGGAAGCCATACTTGCGCGGTGCGCCCTCGCGTATCTCGTCCTCCGACTGCTTGCGTGCGTAGAGGTTGGGATAGATGTCGGAAATCTGGTTGAGGATATACTGCGACTGGTCGCCACCCTCCACCTGCCGTTCCTTGTCGTGCGTCTCCAAAGTGTTGCTCTCAATGACAAGAAGCGACTCGTTGTAATAAGCCGCAATCTGCGCGGCACGCCATGCCAGGCGGTCAATGTCGCAATGGCCGTACCACTGCGCCACCACAGACGGAGGCTCACTGCCGTCAATCATGCTCAGACGGTCGAACACTACGATGACCGACCAGTCTGCCTTGTTGGAGCGTCCGCCCACATCGACCACGGTAAGGTAACGGTCGGTCACCTCGTAATCATCAAAAGTCTCGGGCTTTGCCCAGATAGAGAGCAATCCTTGGTGATCCTCGCGGAAGCGGAGATTGGAAAGAGCCTCCTCACCCTCGTCGGCATCGGCATAAACCTCACCAATAAACTTAGGCTTTCGGCAATAAGGCTCAAACCTCTTGACCAGATATTTGTCGAACACCATTGTACCCGAATGTACAAACGCCTCCGTGTCGTCTGACGGAAACTCCGCAGCCATCACCGCAAAGTCGTTCTTACCAGCACGCTCATATACATACCAGTGTATGGCTTCGAGCGAAGCCCCTTTTTCCCACAGCGACCACAGATAACGCCCCGACTCCTCACGGTTGGACGGAGTGTAGGCATTGTCTCGGTTCTCCCAAAGTTTCTTGGCAAATGCACGGAGTTCCTCGGCAGAGGCGAACGGCAGCGAGTAATGCTCAATCTGAAACCATGCGATAAACAGAGCCTCGAACTGCGACTCCACTTCCGGGTCGGCAGCAGCCGAATACTCACGGTGGAAGAAATTGCCTGTACCGTTGGCCGTGGACTCCATGACAATCATGGTGTAAGGACGTGCGAGAATACCCGAGCAAGCCGAGCGCACGATGTCCTCGGGCGACTTGCCGTCCGTCTTTTGCCACAGGCCGACCTCGGAAAGATGCACCAGCGAGTAAGCACCACCACGGCAACCGTTAGGCCGCTCGGCAGTGCCCACCTTAATCTTACATCCGCGTTGTGGCACACGATGTGTAGAACCAGACTTTCCGACCCCCACCAATTTAGGCTCGTCCTCGGAATAGGTTTCACCCATTTTATGGAGAAACTCGACAGGATAGTTCTTGATCATGTTGTCGAACATATCCTTGATTTCATCAGAAGCCGTGCCTTGGTGAGCTATGATGAGCGAGTTGAGACCTTTCTTGTGGAAGAACTGGAGCCACGCCATGTAGAGCTGCGTAGTTGTGGAGCCGCCCCACTGACGCGCCTTTAGGAGAATAAGGCGGATGGGCAATCCAGCCTTGCGCTTTTCCTCAAAGCGAGACACGAGAATGCGCTGCGGATACCAAAGGCGGAAAAGCACGTCTTTTCCTGCGTCCTTGTTGTGGATATAGACGAGCGTGGCCGTCCAAAAAGGGAAGTCGTGCTTGAAGCGCAGGCGTATAAACGTGCGCGACACCTTGGTATGGTCGGTAGGGTTAGGCTTCACATGCAGGACAGAAGCCAGAAACTCGTCAATGGAACCAGCCTCCACCAGCTTCTTGACAAAAGGAATGTCCATCATCTCTATGGGCAACCACTGTACGGGAACGGCAAAGTCGGCAATGCAGACCCGGACACGTTCCCCGATAGACCCCTCACCAGTGATGGGGTCGAACTTGGCGAACATGATTTCATTTCGTCTGTCATTCTCCGCAAGCAGCTTTGCAATCTCTGTATCTGTCGTATTGGTTGTCATACCATCCATTCTTTATGCGGTAAATAAATTCCCCGACCGTGCGAGGCGTGAGATAGAACTTTGGCGCAGGTTGGTTCACAATCTTTGTGACCAGCTCATAAACCGACTTGTCAGGACAGACCTCACGCATGACGAGGTAGCGGCGGTAAATCTCGGTGAACATCTCGCGCTTGTTGCTCCTCATGCGCGGCATGGGTTTTCCAGCCACCATAGCGGAAATGACAATGGCCGCACGCTCCTCGCTCACCCAGAAGCGAGAAGCAGGAGACTGCGCCACCAGCTCAAAGATAACAGGCATGACGATGACGCTTGCCTCGGCAAGTCGTGCGCGGTACACTCGCATAAGGTCGGCATTGCGCTCCTTAGTAAAATCCAAAATGCTGCCAAAGTATTTCATAAAAATCACGGTTCGGTTCTATACAAAGGTAGTTGATACGGCTCACAAAAGATAAAAGTAAGACCACATCTTATATGTTTATTTTTGCAAGTGGATATTACACAACCATAAGAAAATTAAGATAATGGCTGAAAACAATGGAGTTAAGAGCAGACGCGACCAGCAGCTGGAGCGGCTGAGAAAGAAATACCCCGACAAGAAGTTCGAGGACGACGAGGAAATCTACGGTCAGATTTCCGATGATTACGACCAATACGAGCACGACCTTGACGGCTACAAGGGCAGGGAGAAAGCCATGTCCGACATGTTTGCCGCAGACCCGAGGAGTGCACAGTTCTTGGCCGACATGCACAACGGCAATGACCCATACGTTGGCCTTGTGAAAAACTTCGGCATGGAGATACAGGACGTGCTTGACAATCCCGAGATGCAGGAGAAACTTGCCGAGGCCAACAAGGAGTATGTGGAGCGTGTGGCCAAATCGAAGCAGCTTGACGAGGAGTACGAGAAGAACATGGACACCACCCTCGAGACCCTGCGCCAGTTCCAAGAGGAGCGCGGCATGACAGACGATCAGATAGACGATGTGGCCAACGCCATCATCGGAGTGGTGAGAGACGGAGTGATGGGCAAGTTCTCTCGCGAGACCTTGGAGCTGTTCGTCAACGCCATCAACCACGACAGCGATGTAGCCAACGCTGGCGAGGAGGGACGCGTGGCAGGGCGCAACGACAAGATTGTGGAGGGACTGCGCAAGCGCGACAAGGGAGACGGCACGGCACCGCTGAACGGCAAGAACGGAAGCGCACCGAACCATCATAAGAAGGAGCAAAGTATCTTCGACCTCGCCAATGAAGCCATGTAGCCATGAGAGGAGAAGTCGTGAAGTTTCCCCCAGAGGGAAAGAGAGTGCGCCCCACCAAAGGCAGCGCAGGGCTATGCACCCAAGTGCCGGGTGCGATGGCATCAGTAAGTAATCTCGCGAGCGCGACAGGCGGTATAGCCCCCGGCAACCTCGCACAGACCGATAGCAAATAACATTATTCACAAACTAAAATTTTAAGACATGGACGGAGAAACCGTACAAGTAGGTGGAACGACAACCACCACCCCTGCACCGGGAACAGCCGGTGTAGCAAGCCAAGTGCCGGGAGCACCCACGACCGTCAGCGGAGTGGCTGGCGCGACAGGCGGCGTAGGTCCGGGCAACCTCGTGCAGAGCGACCTCGACCAGGAGCTCTACAAGTTCAAGAGTGACGACACACCGCTTATGCAGCTCATGCTGAAAGCGAGAAAGGTGAAAGTGAACTCGCCCGAGGTGGAACACTACATGATTGACGAGCCACGCTCCAGCGTGACCACGACCACCAAGGTGACAGCAGGAACCGCCAAGCAGTTCGTACTGCCATTGCTCGCCAACGATGCCGAAATTCCAAGACCTTACGGCACGTTGATTGTCAAGGGTGTGGACGGCTATGCCGATGACGGCAAGACCAAGACACCGGGCAAAGACCTCATGCTGTTCGTGACAGGCCAAGACCCCACCACGAACAATCCTATCGTGAGAGCCGTGAACGGCCCGAAGACACAGACAACAGACGAGAGCTGCACCACGCCAGAAATCCCTGCAGGTTCAACACTCATTATCCTCAGCAATGCCCTCTACGAGACGCAGAAGAAGGTAGACCCCGACCTCATCGTGCCACAGGGTCAGATGGTTTATCTTCAGAAGCGTGGCATGAACCAGATTGTGTCGGACTACTACGAGGCGCAGAAAAAGAAGATCCCATTCGGCAAGGCCGTGATTGCAGAAGCCGCCATCACCAACTTCAAGGTGCGCGGCAACCGCACCCTCTACGCAGGGCGCAAAGGCAAGATTACGGTACAGACCCCCGAGGTCGGCCCACAGACCATCTACTTCACCGAGGGCGTGCGCTATCAAGTGAAGAAGGAACTCAACCACACAGGCAAGTGGACGATAGAGGAAATCATCGCCTTGGCGAAGATGACCTTTACAGGCGAGGACGTGCCCAAGAGCGTGATAGCCCTTGCAGGCAAGAACTTCTTGGAGAACATCCAGTGCATCGACTACTCGAAGCACCCGGAAATTCAGATTACCACCAAGACCAACCCCGTGGGCTGGGTAGTGACCAACTTCCACACCGTGTTCGGAGACATCGAGTTCAAGCACGACCCGACCCTTGACCGACTGAAGTGGAGCAACTCAGCATTCATCGTTGCGCCCGACCGCCTTGTACACTACCAGTACTCTGCCGAGCACTCGAGCAAAGACCGTGTGGAGGGCGAAGAGGCCACACGCGAGTCAATCCTCGTGTGGGATGCACTCGCACTCAAAGGCTCGTGCCATATCTGGATTAACGGTGAGGGCGACAGTGAGAACAGCAGCGCAACGCAAATCCACCTTTGGGACAGCGCGGAAGCACCAGTAAGCCCTGTTGAGGGCGGTGTGTACTACCTGTTGCAGAACTGCCCAGCCATCAATGCCGATGCCGTGACTGGCCAGATGTGGCAGTACAAGAGCGAGGCATGGGTGGAATATGCAGGTGACGTGATGGCAGCAGAGTAACCCATTTTTTACAACAACCAATCATCAACCAATAGAGGCGGATAGGTAGCAATGCCGTCCGCCTTTATTATTATAAATCAGACAAAGACAATGAAAAAGAAGAGAATAACCTACGGAGTGAATGGCATGATGGAATACCAAGCCCTCATCAAGATAGGCAGAGCCACGCTCAAAGTGATGTTCACGGACGGCTCAATGACCTCCATCGGGCAGAACCCAGCGAAGTACACGACCAGTGACTTCCTTGTGCAGCATGCCATCGAAAACAGCAGCGACTTCAAACGTGGGCGCATCGTGGTGGTGAACACCATAGAGCTGGACGAGGAGGTGCATATTGAGCGCAACCCGGAAAAGGCGAGCACGCAGATGGCAAAGGCCGCTGCAAAGGTAGCAGAGCAGAAGCCAACAGAAACTACTCCAACGCCAGCCTCAGATGATGCAGACAACAAGGAAACAGCAGACGAGCCTACTGAGGAAGCCAAAGCAGGAGAGGTAGAGCCAGCCGAGGAAGAAACACCAAGCGACACAGAAGCAGAGGCAACGCCCAAGGAGGCAGAGACGGCAGGCGGCAAGACCGAGGTGGAGTTTACCGACAACCAAGAGGCCAAGGACTATCTCTTGAAGAACTTTGGCGTGAAGCCCGGCACGATGCGCAACCGTGATGACATCAAGGCCGTTGGCGAGACCTACGGTGTGACCATCACGTTTGCCAACGAGAACAAGTAAACGACAGGCGATATGGTGTACAATATAGAAACCGTCTCGCAAGATGTGCGTATCGCCATTGACGAGAACAAGACGAGCGAGCAGCTCCTTGGCGATGAGGACATTGACACCTTATCGCTGAACGAGATAGTACGCTCGAAGATAGAGGAAGCCGTACGCAGGGTGGAAACCACCGCCCCCACCTTTCTGTTGGAGGAGGGACACACGTTTGGCGACAGCGTGTATTGGGAGGACAACGGCAGCGGCTGGACGCTGTTGCCCGATGACTTCATGCGACTGATAGCATTCCGCATGAGCGACTGGGAGCGCACCTGCTACAATGTCATCTCGGTGGACGACCCACTCTATGACCTGCAATCGTCAAGGTATAAGGGAGTGCGCGGCAATGTGCAGAAACCCGTGTGTGCGGTGGTGAACCGTGCAGAGGGCAAGGCGTTGGAGTTCTACTCGTGCGACAGCGAGGAAGCCTACGTCAAGCGAGCCACATATATCCCTTATCCGAAGATAGACGATGACGGCGGCATCGACATCTCCGAGCGTTGTTACACAGCCGTAGTCTATACCACGGCCGCATTAGTACTAACCGCCTATGGCGCGAATGACCGTGCAGAACAGCTGAACGCCTTGGCAAAATCAATATTGGAATAATGAGTTCAATACCTACAAAGCAGATAGACGGAGATGTGGCCGTAGGCCGCAACGTCTGCATGGGCGGAACAGGTACGGTGCGCGGTTCGCTGACCGTAGGCCACAACCTGACCGTTGAGGGCTGGCTTGAAGCCAAGAACATCAAGGGCGCGAACAAAGGACTGTTCAAGACCGCAGCCCAGCTCCGTGAAGCCTATCCCAATCCGCAAGACGGATGGTGGGCACTGGTGACGGTGGAGGGCAGTGCCTCCTCCGACCACTTGGGACAACTCTTCATGGCAGACGGAGGCACATGGGTGGCGCAGGTGGACAGCAGCGGCAACCCACTGCTGAAAGGCAACCCCACTGTGGACAGCACCGAGTATATGGAAGCCGTGGAGGAAATGACAGCCGACCTCGAAGCCGTAAAGGTGGACGTGAACCAAAACAAGGAAGACATCAAGAGCCTCCGCAGCACGCAGACCACCAACACGACCAACATCAACAACCTCAACACGCAGATGGGGACGGCACAGAGCGACATCTCCACACTGAAGAAAGGTGTAAGCACAGTGCAGAGCGACCTCAACGACTTCAAGGCAACCAAGGGCGTGGCCGAGGGACTTGCCCCATTGGACGATAACGGACAGGTGCCATCGCAGTACCTGCCCGGCTATGTGGACGATGTGCTGGAGTTTGGCGGCATCATGGACGTGACCGCGCAGCTCATGTCGTTGGCGAAGAAGTCGACCGATGATGGATGCAATGTTATCTACAACAGCAAGACCAACTCCTTTGTGATAGCCATAACCACAAACACGGACGATGATATAAAATCCGTGACCTATTACAGCAACTGGCTTGACGCAGACCTATTCGGCACGATGGGTGCCAATGGTAGGACACCGCACAGCGGCAAGATATTCATGGACGTGACGACCAACAAAACCTACCGTTGGAGCGGCACGACCTTGGCCGTCATCGGTTCGGACTTGGCACTCGGCCACAGCAGCGGCACAGCATTTCCCGGAGACGAGGGAGCGGACTTGCAGGAGCGCATGACCGAGGTGGAGAGCACGGCAGACGTGAACCGCCAACTGATAGAGGAGAACGCAGCCGAAACCCTTTACCGCAACACCATCAATGCCAACGACCTGCTGTCGCTTGGCGAGCGAGAAGTGACGCTAAGTGTGGTGCTTGAGAAAATCTTCGACTTGGAGTACAAGACACGTTACATGAAGCCCGGCATCGTGCTGTCGTTCCTCTCGGAGACCGGCATCCAAAACAAGCAGTGGACGAACTACGGCAAGAAGAGCGAGACCGACTGGAAGACCGAGGCCAACTGGACCGACTTCGGGTCGAACGGCAGCGCAATAGGCAACACGGTGAACGTGAACGACATCTGCGAGGACACCGAGTACACCCTGTCGACCGCCATCAAAGCCGTGCAGGACAAAGAGAAAGAGAGCGGACTACAGTACATGAAGAGCGGTGTGGTGCTGACCTACAAGACAGCCGATGTGACCAGCAACGGCTCGCCCAAGTGGGAAGCCTACCAGTTCACCCGAACCGTGGCCGACATCAATCCAGCCGACTTGAAGCCTTGGGTGGAGTTTGGAGGAGGCGGCAACAATGCCGTGCCGACCTCTGACACCCCAGAAAAGGACGGCAAGGAAGCCTTCTCCACAGGCGGAGCCTACGCCAACATACCCACCAACCTGCGCATCGACACCGAGACGCAAGGCGTTGTGAAGCTGCAATTGCAGAATGCCGAGCAGGAAGCCGTAGGCGATGAGGTGCAGTTTGCCGTAGGCGGAGGAGGCGGAGAAAGCACAGGCACCATCGTGAGCATACAGTTTGAGCAAAGTCCTCTGTACGCCAAGGCGGGAGGCAGCGTAGTGATGCGAGCCGCCGTGCGAAGCGTGACCACGCAAGGCAACCAAGAGCTGAGCAACATGATAGAAAAGGTGCTGCTCAAAGACCGCGACACCGGGCAGACCTTGGAGACCTTCATGTTCAACCGCGCCTCGTCAGCCAGCGGAGACACGTACGACTTCGAGATGGACGTGAGCAGCTACTTCGTGACCGCCACCACCAAGCGTTTCCAGCTCATCGCCTATGACGATGCAGGGAACACGGGAAGCAGGAACATCAACGTGAGCGGTGTGGACGTGACCATCAGCAGCGTGCAGACCCTCAACTACACCGCCAGCACAGCCCTCGCAGCAGGCGGAGCCGCCAAAAGCATACCGATGTACAAGTTTGCCAACAACGCCTCGGACAAGGGTATCAAGGTAGTGACCGAGATATGCATGAACGGAGAGTGGCAGACACTCGGCACAAGCGTGGTGCTCGACACCTACTCGCACTCCATCACCATAGACCCGAAGAGTTGCTTGGGCGAGACACTGACACACGGAGCCTATCCCCTGCGCATACATGGAGAAGACGTAGGCTCGGGCGTAGTGGGCAACTACCTGCATACAGCCGTCATGGTAGTGGAGAGCGGCAACACGACCCCGATAGTGGCCATGCGCTGGTACACCGAGCAGTTGCAAGGCAAGAGGAAACTCTACGAGAACATCGAGGTGGACTATGCCGTTTATGTGTCCAGCACGGACGAACCACAAGCCGCAGTGTGGTATGACGGCAAGCAAGAGACTACCACCGTAGCCTACCGAGGTCAGACCAACACATTCACCAAGCAAGTGCAGGAAAGCGTGCATGACGGCACAAAGAGCGTGTCGGTGAAGATCATGTGCGGAGAGAGCAGTTCAGAGACCGCCACGTTCGTGGTGGACGGTTCGCTGGTGGACGTGGAAGAAGTGACCACGATGAGAGAGTTCAACATCACGATGGACTCGCGCAGCAACGGAGAGACAGACAAGACCATCAAGGACGGAGCGGTGGAAATCACGGTGGATAACTGCAACTGGTCGAGCAACGGTTTCGTGAAAGACAGCTACGGCACCCCCACCTACGGCACGGAGAACGACAATGGACGCATGGCACTCAGAATAGCCGAGGACATGAAAGCACAATGCTCTTTCAAGCCATTCGCCAACACCAGCATCGAGCAGAACGGCATGACACTGAGTTTCACGGTGAAGGTGAAGAATGTGGAAGACCGCACGGCACGCATCATAGACTGCTTGGGCGACAACCAATTAGGCTTTTACCTGACGGGCGAGAAACTCGTATTCACCTGTGACGGAGCGACCGCAGCCAACCCCGACGACTTAGGCGCACAACAGACAGCCGTAGCCCTGTATGCCACCGACAAGGAGACACGCTTTGACATCGTGATAGAGCCGACCAGCATTGCGCCCTATTCGGGCATAGGCAGCATCAAGATATATGTGAACGGAGACGAGGCAGGAGCCACCTACTACAATGCCGGGAAATTTGCCCATAACGACATGCAGATGCTGTTTGACGGCACCAAGGCCGACATTTACCTCTACCGCGCCATCGGTTGGGCAACCTACTACAACTACCGACAGGCATTCAACAACTACCTGGTAGGCCAGAAAGACACCGCAGCCATGCTCACGGAATACGAGAAGAACCAAGTGATGGCCTCGCAGACCGCAGAGGGAACGACCAAAGACCGACCGACCCTGCAAGCGTGCATGAACGCAGGACTGTGCTGCGTGACCCTGCTGAAGAATGCCGACACGCCCGACATCGAGCAGAGCTATCCCGGGTACCTCGACAAACTGGACGGAGACAAGAAGACCAAGGCATACTTTGACTGGGTGATAAGGTTCCCCGACAGGCCGTGGCAGGACTGCAAGGTGTACAACGTGCCGACCACGAACCAAGGCACGACCTCATCATTGCGCCCCATCAAGAACAAAAAAGGCAAGTTCAAGGGCTGCAAGATAGAGATGCTGCATACCGAAGAGGACTTCAAGAACGACCCGACAGCACTTGCCAAGTTCCAGATGGCCAAGAAGATGGCCTCAAAGAGCCAGATACAGGTGATAGACGGAGGCTTGTGGGTAAAGACCATCACCATCAAGGTAGACTACTCGGACTCGACAGGCGCGAACAACGGAGCGACCATGGAGCTGATGAACAAGGTGCAGCGAGCCATGGGAGCCGACTACATGACCCCTGCGCAGAACGCCTACAACGGAGACGGCACGATGAACACCAGCATCGACAGCGTGACATGCGCCCTCTTCCGCACCGACCAGCAGAGCGTGGACGCGACCAACGAGACCTATGCCTACTTCCATGCCAAGGCCAACTTCAACGTGGACAAAGGCAACCCCTCGTTCTTCGGCTTCGAGAAAGTGAGCGGCTACAATGCCGACTGCTTGAACTACGGAGATTTCGTGGAACTCGTGGCCGATAAAGACCAAGACATCAACATCTTCAAGGTGCAGACCTTGGCGAACAGTGACGCGCTGATAGCCTCGAACATCTACATGCTGAGCGAGTACTGCGGCGAGAAGCACATCTTCCTTGAGAATGACGGAACAGGCAGCATGGTGGAAACCACCGCCACGGCCGACCCAACGGAGGTGGACAAGAGCCTTGCCGAGGTGCTGGCAGACGATGTGAAGAACTACGACTGGGGAACGGTGTACCTGACCAATGACTACAAGTATGTGAAATACAGCGGAGGCAAGTGGAAAGACACCACAGGCAAGATGCAGTATGACACCAGCACCAAGAAATGGGGCGTGACAGGCAGGGTGCTGAACCCGGTGGAGTGCTTTGAGTATCTGAAATACGACTCGCTGTGCTGGCTGCAAGGCGTGAACAGCGTGGACGACCTCATGAAGATAGACCCATCGACAGGCGAACCCGTGTGGCTGGGCTACTACGAGAGCCGCTACCCAGACGATGACGACTTGAACGACCTCTACGCCAAGGGCAAGAAAGTGCCTTACAACCTCTACAAGTGGCTGTTGTGGACACAGCAATGCTCGCAAGACCTAACGGAAGCAGACGGAGACATCACCCTGCACGGCAATACCGTGGCAGGAACCAAGGAGAACCGACTGAAGAAATTCTGCGAGGAACTGTACCAGTATGCCAACGTGCGCTCAACCGGGTGCTACATCATCGGTTCGGACTATGTGCTTGCCGTAGACCAGCGAAGCAAGAACATGATGATAGGTTTCTACCTCGACACCAATGGCAGCATACGCGCCTACTTCAACCACTGGTATGACGGAGACTGCTGCTGGCTTGCCGACAACGACTGCGGTATCACCGTGCCATGGGACTTGGACAGTGTGACCGACCCCAAGCACTACTACCAAGGCTGGAACTCTGTCATGTTCAAACAAGGCTATGCAGCCGACAAGTTCTGGCTTGACGATAGCGGCAAGACCACCATCACCCTGCACGACATAGCGAGCGACATGCGAAGCGCGGAGGCGGACGGCATCAAGATATTCTCGGCAGACGGCTGCAAGAAGCTCTGGATTACCGACCGCATAGAGAAATGGGCGAAGATAACCAGCTCGTTTGACGGAGAGCGTAAGTACATCGAGAACTCCAAGGCAGGAGCCAACTACTACTATGCCGTGCATGGTCTGCGGTATGAAGACCTGCCAGTGACATTCGAAAAACGCTTTGCCTACCGTGACGGTTACTACCAAGTGGGCGAGCTGTACACCAATCCGTTCAAGATGCGAGCCGTTGGCACAAATATCAGCATCAAGATAACGGCCGCACAAGACGGTTTCTTCGGCATTGGAGTGGACCGTGCTGACGCTTGCGTGGACAGCTGCTATCTGAAAGCAGGAGAAAGCTACACGCTGAAGAGCGGTATGACCGCTACAGGCGCAGGAACGATGCTCTATGTGTTCGGAGCGAAACGCCTTGCAAGCCTCGACATCAGCGGTTGCACCCCGAAAGCCGAGGGTTGGGACATCTCGAACTGCGAGATGCTGCAAGAACTTGTGCTTGGCGGAGCGGACTACACGCCAGCAGAGGAAAGTGGAGCCATCACGCAACTCAACATGGGCAACAAGAGTTTCTTGAAGCGCATAGACGTGAGGAACACGAAGATAACAAGCATCATCGCCTCGTATTGCCCGAGACTGAAAGAAGTGTTGGCGAGCGGTTCGCAACTATCGAGCATAGACCTTGCCGAGACCGCCCCGATAGAAACCCTTGAACTGCCAGCAAGCATGACCACCCTCTACTTCAAGAACCTGCCACGGCTGACCTATCCCGGTGGACTGACCATAGCAAGCATGGCCAACGTGAAGAAGATGTTCCTTGACGAGTGTCCGCACATCGACACCATGACCCTGCTACGGCAAATCACCACTGCTGGACAGCTGAAGAGTGTGCGCATACCGGGTGTGAACGCTACGGCCAGCGTGGAGATGCTGCGCGGCATCATGCAGAGCGGAGCCGTGGGCATAGACGCAAACGGCAGCACCTACGATGAGACCGGGCAGTGCAGCGGTATCATCGGCAGATGGATACTGACCGAACTTGTGGAGGACAGCGAGGTAAAGGCATTGCAGAAATACTTCCCTAAGCTGGAGGTGATTAACTCGCAGTACTCCTATGTGACCATTGACGACACCGAGAACGACACGCAGAACATCACCAACCCGGAGAACGGCACAAGCGGTGACGACTTCGAGCCGACAGGCCATTTCAAACGCATTGATGAAGAATGCCATGTGTACAAATGCACCTACGACACCTCGGACGCAAGCGACCCTAAGATGCTGTGCGAGCAGATCAGCGACAGCGACTACTCGCTGATGGTAGACGGCACGGAGTATGACCCGAGCGACAATGCCGGAGTGGGCTACGACATCATGAAACGGTTGAAGCCCTACTGGTACAAGGGCGTGAACGACTTCAAGAACCAGAAGAAGTACCTCTTTGGAAGCAGTCTGACCAATGAGCCACTATCCACCGCGACAAAGTGCCAGAGAGTGAAACTCGCGAACTGCCTACGGAAGAGCCTGTCGTGCGTGTATTCGGGCAACTTGAAGAAAGGCGACCCCTACACGCTGCAAGACAACGCCAACCACAACTGCTACGAGGTGAGCGTGGAGGGCATGAAGCAAGTGAGGTGGCCGGGCGTGAACTCGGCACTTGTAGGTGCGGTGTTCACGGACGAGAACGACAAGGTGATAGGCACGTTCAACATGAGCGTGAGCCATGCCCTGTTTGACTTTGTGCTTGGCGACTACGTTTTCTGCGATGTGCCGCAGGGTGCGAAGAAATTCGTATTCTCCTCGCCAACCGGGTTTGACGAGAAAGAGTGCATAGCCGTGGACAGTGACGCGCTGGAAGCCATAGAACCCGACTGGGTGCATACACATGACCGACTTGTCGGTGTGTATGGTTTAACCTTGGACGCACTGATGCGACCGCGAAGCATCAGCGGCCAGCGCACCTACCGAGGGGACGGAACGAGCACGACCAACGGCGACTGGAAATATGACGCAAGCGGCCGTGTGAGCAACAGCAGCGTGCCAACCTCTGCCATGCACGGCACCTACAAGGACATCATGAACCTGTGCGAGATGCGAGGGAAAGGCTTCCAAGGCATAGACTACGAAATATCGAAAGACGTGGCCAACCTCGTGATGGCACTTGTGGGCGACCGGGACATACAGGCACAATGCGGATATGGCTGCAGCTCTGACTACATCACGGGAGCAAGCAACGCCAACAGTTTCGGCAACGTGACGCGGAAAGGCTCATCGACAGGCAGTCTTGGCAACATCATCTTCGGCTTGCAGAACTTCGTGGCCTGCTGCTACGAGTGGATGGACAATGTGGCCATTAATGTAGAGTCGTATGCCTCGTTCAAGAAGAACAAATGTGTGGACAGCTCCAACGACCCGGTGGATGCCAAGTGGCACATCTACGACCCGGTGACAGGTGAGGAACGTGTGGTGCAAGGACTGAACGTGAGCGGCTATTGCATTGGCCGCGTGAAGTTCGGTCGGTATGCAGATGTGATAGCCTCGCGCGTGACCGCAGACAACAGCAAGTGGAACGAGAACTACTCAGACGTGCAATGGTACACCCATGCTAAAGGCCGTGTCGTTGGTCGTGCGTACTACAATGCGAATGCGTATGGCGGTCTCGTCTGTGCGAATGCGAATTACGCCTCTTCGTGCTCGAGCACGGGCTGCGGCTCTCGGCTCGCCTTCATCGGGAAAATCGTCATTGTCGAAAAGAACGCGAGCGAGGCGGACGAAAACGCGAAGACTGCGTGAAAGCGAAAAGAACGTCAGAGTGAGAGGCCGCAAGGACTGCTCACTCTCGCCACCCAAAACCGGGTGAGCGAAGAAAAAGAAACGAAAACAACATAGCGTGGAGGCATGGCGCAAGCCTTGGCTCCACGCCCGGAAAGGTAGAGTGTCTTACGGCCGTGTCGTTGGTCGTGCGAACAACAATGCGAATGCGAATGGCGGTCTCGTCTATGCGAATGCGAATAACGCCTCTTCGAACTCGAACACGAACTACGGCTCTCGGCTCACATTAAAGGCATATTGATTATCGGCTGCGGCTCAGCAATTCAAACAAGTTTGATTGCATTCGCCTTGCACGATAATTAAAGGTATTCTCAATGAGGATAAAATCAGAATAAGCATAGGCAGTCATGCCATGTGTTTATATAATCGTCCCTACTGCAACGGCCACGCGATGGCCAAGGCAGCGAGCGAAAGACACGAGCCTCGGCAACCCTCGCCACCCCATAAGGAGTGGCAGAAAGCCGGAACATAACTGAGTGCCTTGAAGGCGCATAAAAAAACAGAAAAAATGGAAAATGTAACCATGACGTTTCCACTTGCCAATATCTCAAGCGAGATAGCCAGCAAGGAGAACGTGGAAGAAGCCTTTGACTATGTGGTTGGGCATCTGGAATGTGCGGAACAAAGGGAGAAATACCGACCGCAGAAGAAAGAGATGTGTGCCCGGCTGCAAAAGGAACTGGCAGACGGAACATTCAGAATAAAGGAGTTCCGCGAGATGGAGGTAAGGGACGGCCCGAAAGTGAGAAAGGTGCAAGCCCCGAGAGTTTACGGACGCGTAGGCTGCCATGCCGTGATGGTGGTGATAGAAAGATACTGTTACCCTGTGCTCATCAAGAACACAGCCGCCAGCATAAAAGGCAGAGGCATGCACTGGCTGCACCACATTGAGGAGGACGATACGCACAACGTGCCCGAGCTGACCGCCTACTACTATCAGAGCGACATATACCACTACTACGACAACATAGCGCAGTGGCGGATGAAAGCACTGATAAGAGAATACGTCAGTGACCCGATAGTACTGCCCATGCTCGACAACTTCATTGAGCTGCTTGCAGAAGGGCTGTCGAAAGGTCTGCGCTCCTCGCAATGCTTTGCCAATCTGTTCTTGAACAAGATAGACCACAAGATGGAAGCAGCCGCAGGAAGATATTTCCTTGTGAGGGCAGACGGACAGATAGAAATGAGGTCGCTGTACTACCGCTACTGCGATGACATTGTGATAAAGGACAAAGACAAGAAGAACCTGTGGCGGCTCCGCAATATGCTTGTGGAAGAGACGGAAGCCATAGGGCTACATATCAAACCAAGCGAGGCGGTGCGCCCCATGCGTGTGGGACTGGACTACCTGGGCTATGTGAACTACGGAACACACTCGCTGATCAGGAAGCGGACGAAACAAAACGCAGCAAGGAAACTGGCGAGAGTGAAATCAAGGAAACGCAGACAAGCCATCATTGGCTCGTTCAAAGGCATGGCGTGCCATGCCGACTGCAAACATTTGTTTTACAAACTAACAGGAAAAAGAATGAAGAAGTTTGGAGAAATGGGCATCACCTATACGCCCAAAGACGGAAAGAAACGCTTCCCGGGAAACACAGTGCGTCTCTCAGCCATACAGAACAAGACGATAGAGGTGCATGACTATGAGAAAACCATGCATACCTCGTATGGTGACGACCGCTACTTGGTGTCGTTCAAGGACGTGCAGAGCGGTACATGGGGCAAGTTCTTCACCGCATCGGAGGAGTTGAAAAGCATCCTTGACCAAGTGAAGCAGATGGACAAAGGCTTCCCGTTTGAGACGGTAATCGTGAGTGACGTGTTTGACGGAGGCAAGACAAAATATCGCTTCACATAATCCATGTAGCAACAGATAAACCCCGAAAAAGAAGAACAAGAGATAGTTTTGCAAATACAAAATACCAAGATTATGGAAAAGAGATACGGAGCCACCGAGCGCGATGACCGACTGATGCAGATAGGCCGACAAAAGTGGGAGCTGATATACGGCTACGGCACGGACGGCACCATGGGCTGGAACTGGCGGCAGCGTTACACAAGAAAGCCCACAATGGAAGAGGTACGCGCCACGGTGACGGAACAGATAAACCGCAACGTGGACGAGAAGATACTATGCGGCATGACCTACAAGGACATGCAGGTGTGGCTATCGACCGAGAACCAACTGAACTACAAGGCCGCTCACGACTTGGCCGTGCAGACAAATGGCAAGACGCTGCCCGTGACATTCAAGTTCGGCACAGAGGACGAACCACAATACCACACGTTTGAAACCGTGGATGAATTGGAGAACTTCCACGTGGCGATGGTGAAGCACATACAGACCTCACTCTCGGAGGGCTGGTCAGAGAAAGACAACATGGACTGGAACAAATTCAAAACATAATGACATGAAGAAGATTATCAAATGGCTCGGAGCGAGCAACCGATACAAGCACTTTGTGGGCGGTGTGGTGATAGGACTGGGAGCAGACAGCACCTATTGCGCAGCGTATGCAGGAGTGGGCGTAGCCGCAGCCTTGGAACTCAAAGACGAGTTATGGGGCGGCAAGTGGGACTGGATAGACTTCGGCTGCACGGTGGCAGGAGTAGTTGTAGGACGCTTAACAAGATGGGCAGTATGGCAGTAGTATTCAAACTTTGGAAGTTCGCGGCCATGGCCGTGGGCGGCATGGTGGGCTGGATTGTGGCCGAGTTCAGACCGACATTCCCACTGATAGCTGTGGCCATCATCTTCATATTGTATGATGCCTACACCGCTTTCAAACTTGACAAGCGCGTACACGCAGCCTACCCCGACAAGACAGACAGGAAGAAAGCCAAGTTCACCTCGTTTGCCTTTGGCAAGGTGGTGAAGCAGACCATACCCAAACGGTTGTGGCTGATATGCTTGGCTTACTTGGCAGAACACTGGGTATTCATACACATGCAGGTGCCGTTGTCGTACATACTGACAGGCGTGATATGCTTTGAACAGGCATGGTCGATACTGGAGAACGAGAGCAGCTGCAGGCCAGAGGCAGAGCACCGCTTCTGGAAAGTGTTGCAGCAAATCATGGTGGACAAGACCGCGCGACACTTTGACGTGAACCTTGACAAACTAAAAGAAGAAACAGATGATAGTACTCATTGACAACGGCCACGGTGAGAACACGCCGGGCAAGTGCAGCCCCGACAAGCGACTGTGCGAATACAAGAAAGCGAGAGAGATAGCACGCAGGCTGGTGAACACCCTGCTGACGGGCGGAGTTGAGGCACACCTGCTTGTGCCAGAAGAAACTGACATACCGCTTGCCGAGCGGTGCAAGCGAGCCAACAAGTATTGTGACAAGTACGGAGCGAAGAACGTACTGCTCGTAAGTATTCACCACAATGCCGCAGGAGCTGACGGACAGTGGAAGAGCGCAGGAGGCTGGTGCGTATATACCTCGCCCGGCCAGACCAATGCCGACCTGCTTGCCACCGACTTGTGGAACGCAGCTGAGGAATGCTTGAAAGGCTACATCAATGGCTTTGACGTACACAAGGCCAAGGGCGACTACGACAGCGAGCAGAAGCCCATGCGTGCCGACTGGAGCGACAAAGACGCGGACTACGAGGCACGCTTCTACATACTGCTGCATACCAAATGTGCAGCCGTGCTGACGGAGAACCTCTTCCAAGACAACAAGGCAGACGTGGACTACCTGCTGAGCGAAGAGGGCGTAAAGAGCATCGTGCAGCTGCACTACAAAGGCATTACGGACTACATCAAACGCATGAAAGGATGAAGCACATATTGAGTTTCGCGGCAGGGGCATTCATTGCCCTGCTGCTTGTGGCGTGGTTCTATCCAGAACCCAAGGCAGGGAACGGCCACAACATCGTGATCCAAACCGACACCATCATAAAGCGCGACACCATTCCCTATTTGTCGCCAGAAGCAACAAGCACCGGGCAGCCTGTCGGAACTGCCACGGTGAGAGTACCGACAGGCTGCATCAAGATGGGCGATGCAGCGCAGCCACCCATCAGAGCCGACACTAATAAGGCAGGAAATTATGTACAAGAATTAGCCGGGAGGGGTGCCGACAGTGCAACGGTGGAGCTTCCCATCATGCAGAGCGTGTATGAGAGCAAGGACTATAAGGCATACGTCAGCGGTGTACACGCACGGCTTGACAGCATCTTTGTATATCCCCTGCATGAAGTGGTGACGATAAAGGAAAAGCAGCCCCCTAAGAAATGGCATATAGGTGTGACAACAGGCTATGGCTTGACCCCGAAAGGCATGCAGCCGTATGTAGGCATAGGACTGACTTATTCAATAATCTCATTCTGAAATGGAAACAATAACCATAGACGTATTCAAGGACGATGTGTATGAAGAGGTGGCGAAAGCCACAGACTACACAGGCGCGAAGCTGATAGACGGAGACGAAAAAGCGCGAGACCGCATACTCGCCACCGACAATGAGTTGAGCGACCTTGGACGGTTTTGGGAAGAGTCGGTGCTTGCCACCAACGAGCGGCTGAAAGAGATGCTCGTTTCGGGAGCGACCAAGCAGGTGCAGGTGTCCACAGATATATGGGGGACAGTAGGAATTGCGCAACAGAGTTTAGAGCTGCCCATCAAACCTGTCATCATGAAGACCGCATACGAAGCCGTGCTGGAGGTGAGCAAGTCGTTTGACAAGGAGCTGACCGGGAATGTGCAGTCGGCCCTGCGCAACTTCTTCATCACCTCCATCATCGGGCAGTGGTTCAAGCTGGCCAACAAAGGCGAGGCCACCGACTACTTCAACCAAGCGAAAGAAATGATGGACGGTGCCGAGCGACTGCTGTACAGCAGGAAAAGGCCGACCCGTCCGAGTGACTAACAAACTAAAATGAACAAATTATGTCAGAAACATTAGGCGCAAAGAAAGATGTCACGGCAACCATCAAGATAGACTGGCTGCTGTATGACATCATGAACGAGACCTTTCTGAGAGGGCGCACCATACAGAACAAGGAGAACCACAAGGAAGTGGCCAGCATGTTTGCCTCGGAGGACGAGGAGAACCGCGAGAAGATACTGCGCAGCATCAAGAAAGGCTTTGCCGAGGTGAAGACCGAACTGTCAGACTATCTTGACGAGGACGGCACGACCACGGACAACAGCCACTATGACGGCAAGACAGACCTGACGCTCAGCTTGAAGATGCCGAGCAATTTCAACGAGGCGGCTACGACAGGCGTGGGCGAAGCCATACACGACTATCTGAAGAACACTGCCATTGCCGAGTGGTACTTGGTGACTAACAAGGCAGATGCCGAGGAGTATATCACCCTTGCGCAGAAGAGCCTCGTGAGCATACAGCAAGCCGTGAGCAAACGCAGCCGTCCGACCCGTCCCACCGACTAACGCAAACTGCCTATGAGTTGCTGTGTGGAGAATGAGGGCAGCACGCTGAAAGTGACGCTTACTTTCAAGCGCGAGCAGCTGCTCTACGACATCAAGAACTATGCCTATGTGGAGAGCCATGTGATGCCGCCCGAGACGGAGCACGCCCGGCACATGGTGGCGGACGTAGGCGAGGAAGGCAATGTGGACAGGGTGACAAGAGTGCTGGATTTGGGTGTGTCGATGTGCCGGGAAATGCTCTATCCGTGGGCGAAGAAAGACATCGGCAAGACCGAATATGACGACACGCTGACGGAGCGAGAGCAGTACCAAATAGAGATGAACGTGCCAAGCACCATGTCGCAGACCACGCTCACACTGGTGGAGAGACTGATACACGAATACCTTGTGTGCCGGGGTGTGGCCGACTGGCTTAGCATTACCAATCCGCAGAAGAGCGAGACATGGCTTGTCAAGGCTGCTGAAGCGGAAAGCGAGATAAGAACTTCCATTCACTCGCGAATGGAACGGACACGTATAAGACAACACTTCTTGGACTGAAAAGCAAGAGCCGAGGTGCATCACGCATCCCGGCTCTTTTTCAATGTTGAATAAGATAGGCTGCGCCTCAGCAATTGAAGCGAGCTTCATTGCGTTCGACTTGCACTATCTTTACCCTAAAAAACAATCTTAACCCTTTAAAAACTAAAACCTAATAAATATTTATCTTGGCTGGCCCACTTGGCGAGGCGTGAACTGCACGGACGCACCGAAGATATTTTCATCGGCACTTAGTGTGGCGACACCTGCAATGCGGAAATATTTGTAGGGCGAGCCACGGAAGCCACGGAGGTAGTGGTCTTTGGAAGACCAAACCAAATGCCAGTTAATCAAATCGCGCGAGCCGTAGAGAGCAGTGGCGACATTGCCCTTGCGGAAGAAGCCGCGCTGGATCACGTTGTCAATGGTCTTGAGCACGTTGGCCGCTTCGAGTTTGAGAGGGCGTGTGGTGTAGAGACACTTGACCTGTTCCGCCTTTGGCACGGAGAAATTGAGCACGGCATTGTTGGTGTCTACGGCAAGGGCTTCGGGATAGGAGTTGAGGTGTGAGGCGATGTTGGAAAATATCATGCCCCACTGCTGTGTTTTCAGCGAATAGACATAGGCGTATGTGATGGAGGGCGCATAGACAATGACACGCTGATGCACATAGTCATAAATCATCTGACACTTTTTGAGGAACTGCGTGAACGGCAGCGTTGGCAAGCACTTGTCGGCAGATGGCTCATGGCCGAGCATGGCGTGCAGCTTGGTGAAGCCCGGGAGATGCGTAGCGTCAAACGGATAATCGGAGTTGATGGCCTCGGAAATGCACTGCGTCTGCGAGCCAGCGATGAGCATGATGCCCCGGTCGGTTGGGAAGAGAACCGCGCTATCCAACTGCATGATGCCATCGGGGTTGATGCAGACATCGCGCGTGATGGGTTGGCGTGCGGAGTATGTGCCAGTGGAGGACACCTCCAACGCCCACACGCCCTCGGTGGTGAAAGCGTAGAGAGGAAACTGGCCGAACTGACCTTGGGAGAGAGCCTTGGCAGCGGAACAGATGCCCTTAATCTCGCCTGTGCCTACGGTGTTGATGCCGAGGAGAGGGAAATAGAATGGGTTGTTGACTTCGGAGGTGTAGATTTTGTTGGCAATCTCTATAGGGAAGTCATTGTCGTACTCCGTGGGATAGACAGACGGCAGGGAGGTGAAGTTCTTCTCGCGCACCTGTTCATAATCCAGAACGGCAAAAGCCCCGTTGAGGAACTCATGCGGTTTGAGGTCGATGGCGTAGCAGGGCGAAGAATAATTGTATATCACCATCTTATATGCGTTGGGATTTGGATAGAATACATAACATCCCCACGAGTGCTTGCTCATGTGTGTGTACTTATTGCCACTGCTATCGGTGGACTCATATTCGGAACTATTGAACAACTGCAAATCCAACGCTGCATAGTATTCGGCAGAACAACTAACGGCATAGTCCTCGCCATTCTCTTTGATATAAACGGCTATTGAATAATCGTCAGACGAAAATACAGCCATACTTATATTAAGTGTGGTTCCGCTGTAAGACCAGTTGTACCTGCTGTTGCAATAAGCAAACATGGACTGCGCCAAGAAGCCTTTGAACGGTTTGCGCTTCAGTCCTGCCAAATTGAGACGGCTATTGTACCCAAACGAATAGTCGGCATGAAGTTGGTCGTGAGTGAGGTAATCGTCCGTCATTGCCTCACGAGTAACCAATGACTGGAGATATTCATCATCAACGACAATATCCTTTCGGCTGGTGTCAGCAATGACATCGGCTATCTCAATAGAGCATAACTTATAGAATGTGGAAGTATTTTTCAGCGTTTCTGTTACCTTGCCGTCAGTAAACTCCGGCAAGTGGAAAGCCGTAGATGGATAGGTACGGTCGCTTGAATAGTACATGGCGTAGATTTTTGAATACTCCCACTCGCAGTAGTAATCAAGGAACTCTTTGGAAGAGAATGCACCAAGCAGTTTGTCTTCGGCTTTTGTCGAAGACACGCTATCCTTGTTGTCTGCATACAGACGACCAATGAACTTTGTGTTGTAGTTGTCCGTGTCAGACATAGAAGAGATCTTGCCGCTTTGGTCGTATGTATATATAGGTTTGGATATGAACACATCAATACTCTTGATGATGTCCGTCCAATCGTCCAAGTCTAAATAGTCGGAATTGCGCACCACCTTATAGTCAAGAGATGCAGCCACCATCATAATGTCGCATACCGCCTCTGTATAACTCTTCTTGCCTCTTGCACGACTCCACCAAACAATGGGCGCAGCCTTTGTGGAGGGGTTCATAAGAATAGGCGCAGAATGATACACCAACGAACCATCGAACAAACGCAGGGCATAACGGACAAAGAACGGGAAACAGAAGCGTCCCTTATTGACCGTCTCCTGTGCCACAAACTTATTGACCTTGGCCATAATTTGGTCGGTTATCTTTGTCTTGTTGGTCTCGGACAACTCATTATACAAGCCGTCTTCGGAAATACCGTCAAAGTTGATGGTGAACGTACTCTTGCTGTCATCAGATAGACTGAACAAGCGAGGATGACCGACCAAGCCAAACGATACTTCAATGTCGGGAATGTGGTCGCCCAAGTTGACATACTTGCCATTCTTCCAAAGGTAATAATAGAAGCCATTGGAAGTGAATGCCAAGAGCGTGTTGCCCACCGCATTGAAATGAGAAACAGAATACAGCGTGCCAACTTCTACACGATTATTCGTTTCTTTGTCTATTGATGTTATCTTGTATGTAGTGTTGGAATAGACGATGTAGTGTGTAAAGGTGGAGGTCTTGTGTATAAACTTCACGACCTCGCCCTCCTCAAGCTGCATGACTTGTGAGGGAGCAAGGACAGGCTTCAAGGCACCATCTTCGGGCAGCAGATTGATGGACACGGCAAGAGAGCCGTCAGGACACTCATAGTCGGACGGCACGGCAGAGAAGCCACTGTATTTGATTTCTTGGTTCATAGAAACGGATTTTTGAAGATGATAGGCACGCACACGTCACCGTCCCTTGTTTCCTCCTTGCCTACCATGAACGAGGCACGCTCCCCCTGCACCTTGCAGTTGTCGAGCATGAGCCGGGCGAGCAGCACGGAGTTGGCGCAATAGTTGCGCGAGCCTTTCTTTGTGGGATAGCACTGGGCTATGTGTCGGCCAACGGTGCCAGCGTGCCGGGAGACGAGCAGGTAACACTCGCCAAGGTGAAAGGCGATGTTGATGCTGTCGCCCGGCTGTAGCGAGAGGAGACGCACAACCCTTGCCGTGATGGATATGCGTCCGTTACGGCAAAAGGTGATGTCGGGGCGGCGTGTGCGCTGCAATAGTTTTATCATGTTGCAAAGATATAAAGTTGTGAGGTTATGGGAGTTTTAAGTTTAGAAGCGCAAAGCGTCCAGCCCATCAAGTGATGATGAACTGAACGTAGAAGTGAAACTCGCGGCAGAGCCGTGGTATCTGTGGGTAGTTGTGTGGTTGCTCCGTGTAGGGGAGGTAGATGCAACGCTGTTTGGTGTCGCACTGGATACCTCTCCTACGGAGTTTGTATAGCAGGTTAGCCCTGCGTTTGGGTTGGCGCATTGCTATATGCTTATGCCTAATGCCAATAATGGCACCACCATTTCAAATTGCTCTCCCTCTTCACCTGCGCTGTATATCTTCGATGGCACAATCGCAAATCCTTTCTTTTTCAAATCCTCCATTTTGGCTGCAACCTCTTCCAAAGTTTTGTCATCAGCACCTCCAATAGTCAGGAGCGATACAGCCTTATTGATGCTTCGATTTGTCAAAGGGAAGCATACCATTGCAATCTGCCCCTCTTCACACACGTTGTACGAACGCTCAAAGACCTCTTTGGGTGACCATGAGTCGTAGGTACTGCCGTCCGGGTTGGTGTACTGAACGTGGTAGCCCTGCTGCCACTCATGGTTGTCCTCGTTTTTGCGAGCGAAGCCTTTCTCTACTGCGGCCAATTCGTCCATAGGTTCGGCCTTAACCTGTTTTGTTCCAATGTAAGTTTTCATTGTCTTGTTGATTTTGTTATTATTAAGTCCAACCTCTATATTTGGGGTGGCTGTTGGAAACGTTACCTTGTTTTGCTATTGGCTTTGTCGGGATTGGAAATTTTCTCTCATACTTATATGCTTTGCGAATGGCACAGTCAATGCGATGGTTTTTAACTAATATCCATGCACTAAGAGTAAATCTCTTGTATCCGTTCCAATAGTTTGGCTTCAATGAATAGAAAGCCTTGTATATTTTTCTTGCCAGTCGTAACTTCATCGCTTTTTGTCGTTTCTTATGTGATATAATTCATCGTTGTGCCACACATCATAGCCGCGACCATGGACAATCTTGCCGTTGCGATAGGTACGAGCGTACATGTGAACTCTTCCCCAATCGTCCATGAAGTAACTTGTATGGTGGTCTTTGTCTGTGAAACCAACACTCCAACGCTCATCCTCATGGATAAACAGCCATATAGCCTTATTGGTGAGACGATGTGGAAGTACCTTATAGTGTCTAATCTTATTCGCTAATCTTCTTTTCATGTCATGTACTTGTTTCTTTGATAATTCTTTTTGTAATAGAATGGCTTAATCTTGCGGTCCGCTACGCCATTCCAGTAGTAGCGGAGAGCCTTTTCAATGTGGGGCTGGCGATAGGTGCTGCACCACTGGAGGGCACGGTCAAACCATGTGTCGCTCATGCGGTTGATGGGCATGTATCTGACCATGCGGACTATCTTTCGGGCTTGTCGGGAGCGCATGGCCTATACCTCCTTCCTTCTGTTGTCATGTATGCTGCCGACAATCTCCAATTCACCGTAATAGTTATTGACAACCACGTCATAAAGCGGCCACGACTTAACACCTTCTGACGTGGGGTATTCCACATCAAAGCAATAGCCACGCACACCATCGACTACATAACCGATGATGTTGCCGTTATGAGCGAGAATGTCGCCACCATAAATCTCATGGCCGTTCTTGTCTTTCAACCCGGTGTTCATTCCGAGCGTGTGTTCTTGGACTATTACAGCTGCATTCTCTTGGTCGGCATTCTCGAAGATGGCTGGAACGGTGCCGTTCCAGACCAAATCCCCATGTACCCAACGGCCAGAGCCTACGGCCTTGCCGCGAAAATCAATGTTTCTCATTGTCTGTTCCTTTCTTTTTAAGTTCGTTAATAAGTGCATCGGCACACATGACTGCATACTCTGCGCCTTTCTCTATTCTGAAATCATCCATGGAGGAATATTCTGCTATGCAGTTCGGAAGCATTTCCTTTGCAATCTCGTATCTGCGCTGTTCCCAGTTGATGGTTGTGTCCTCAATAACACGTTCATATTCGCAGAACAGATTACGGCATTGCAAACCGTAAACTTCCCCTTTGCTGTTGGTACATTCGGCAAATGTACCTCTCTCATTGTGTCGGAGAACATTGATAATTTCACCTGTTTCTCTGTTTCTGAATTTCATATTTGAAGTTTCTATTTACTGTCCAATCCCAAAATGTTTTCAACTCTGCTGATTTCAGCATCTACCTTTCTTTCCAATGCCTTACTTTTAGCCAAAGCATCATGTGAGCGGAGCCGGAAATAGTCTTTCTGTGCCGTGCGCATTTCACGCACAAGCATGAAAAATGATTTAGCGTCCATTATCTTCTGCTTTTTCCTGTTAATGGAATTACGTTGTAAGTTTTGAAGCGATCAACCAGTCGGCCAAAGCCGTCATTGCGCTTGAACCGCTTTTCAAGTTCCTTGTTGTCAAGGTTTGTGGTGAGGTGGGCAAACTTGCCGAACTGCGTCCATATTTCGTTGCGAGCGTGGAGGAACTCATCTGTGAGGAGTCCAGTGTCCATGCCGAAGAACGTACGGTCTTGTATGCCGATGTCGTTGAGGCACACGTTTTCGGGCTTGCACTGGAAACCACGGCTTTCCTCCTCGTGGTAGGTGAAACGGTCGAGGTTGTTGTGAATGGTGTAGTAGTTGACCATCTGTGTGACCGAGAGGTTCCAGAAGAAGCGAGGGTTGTTGGTGCGGCGCAGGTACTCGCTGAAGATTTGCATGAGGAGCGTCTTGCCGACACCCACACCGCCCTGTATGAGGAGGTTCTTGTGGAGCTTGTAGCCACGACCGGGGAACACGTCCTCAGCCAAAGGGCAGTTGTTGAAGTAGTAGAGCAGGAAGCGCAGCACGTCACGGTTGTTGTCATCGATGATGAACTTGCGCCTTTGAGGGGCGAGCACCACGGAGTCGGCAATGTAGACGAGGAACTGGCTGTGTGCCATGTACACGGCATGGTCGGCAAGGTTGTAGGCTTGCCTATGCTGTTTCTCTGCCTCATCGCGAAACCGCAGGGCAGCATCGTGGAGCGAGAGCCATGTGGGAGCACTCTTGCGCTCGTTGCGGCACGCCTGCAAGATGCAAGTGTCCCAATCGACATTGCCAGTAGGCCGTTTGCCGTATTTGGCAAGTTCATCGATGAGGGTTTGGGGATATTGATTATTCATATTCTGAGATTATTCTGAGATTATTCCAGATTATTCCAGATTATTCTGAGATTATAAGCCTCACTTTTCTAAATGTCCTGACCACCGAAACCTCCATTGAACTCATACGATGGAGGCGGCAGCTCGTCATCAGTGTCGGCTCGTTCAACAGGCGGATAAGCCTTGCGCGACCACGACATGAAATGCCGTTTTGCATCATTGATGTCCTTGTGCGGCTTGCCCTCATACTCGCATTGGCAGTGGTTGAGGAAAGCGTCAAGGCGTTTGTTGAAGTCATCGGTACTGATGTGGAACTGCATACACACAGGCTCATTCCATGTGCGGTCGGCTTTCATCTGTTCAACCTCCTGCTGGAGAGTGAGCGTGTAGTCGGACGATGGCACAGGAACCTCACCCTTTGGCTTGGCAGACGAGGCAGCTTTGCCTTTCTTCGGGGGGCGACCGCCAAGTTTGCCGAACTGCGCACACTTCTTTCCATTTTCGTAGCGTGTGATACTCGCGTCAATGTTAGGCTTGACAAGTATAAACACCCCTTGGGCAATGTCGGACAGTCCCTTTGGCTCTTTGCCGTCAAGCGCATATTCAACGATTGCCGGGTAAACCTCGGTCTGCACTTCGGGAGGCATGCGCTTGATAGCCTCAAAGAAACTGCGAAAGAAAACAAAACTGTCTCGTGCCATAATCAAACCTCTTTTATGCGGATGCCATGAACGTGGAGCATGAGTTTCCGCTTGATGATATACTCTTTAGTGCGAACTCCCTTGGTGTCCTCTACAATGGTTTGCCCGGTAGCCTTGTCGGTATAGACAAAATCGGCAATGTAGCGGCAGGAACGCTCGAGGAGAACGCGAGTGGCGCGACCCTTGAAATCCTTGCCACACTCGCCATACTGGGCAGGTATCAGCTCGTAGGGGACTTGCTCCCGGAGGTCGGAGATAAGTCCGGCACGCTCCATGATACGGAGCTGGGCAGCGCGGTAGTGCTCCTTTTTGGAAGCATGGGAACCGACACGCTGGTTGCCGTACTTATTCCGGCCTTGGAAAGCAAATGAAGAAAACTTAGCCATTGTCGCTTGCATTAACCTTGTAGCGGAACAAATCCATAATCTTAGTCTCGTCAAGCGTGGCAATCTCGTAGTCCATGACAGAACCTGCCATGTGATCAACAACGAAAAAGTGTGCATTGTTGATGTCGGTGGCACGGACGATGAAGTGAACCGCCTGTTTCTTCTCTTTACCAGACTTCTCGTCAAGGGAGATGAACACGAGTTTTGCCTTGAACCATTTGTCGGCAGATAGGTCTGTGTTCTCTACAATCTCCGAGTAGTTGGTGCGCTTGATTGTTACCACATCGAAGTCGCCAGATATGTACGGCTCCATTTCCTTTGTGATGCGTCCCTCGGCCTCGGCAAACGAGCAAGCATCAACAAGGTACAACTCGGTGACTTTCTTTGTCATTCCATTGTCCGCAGTCTTCTCGTAGCGGACACCACATTCATAGAGCGTCATACGGTGGCCTCCTTTCCTGCTTCAGTGTTGAGAACCTTAACCAAGTCTTTGCTCACGCGGAACTTTACCGACTTGTGGGCAGGGATAGTGACCGACTTACCAGACTTGAAGTCGCGTGCAGGACGCTCCTTGCAGTTGATGGGCTGGAACGTGCCGAAGCCACGGATGATAACAGGCTCACCCTTGGCGAGTGTCTGCTTGATAACACGGAGAATGCCGTCAACGGCTTGGAATGTTGTTGAGAGGTGAAGTTTCTCTGAAACCGCAACCTCTTTTGCCAATTCATTTTTTGTCATGATTGATTGAGTTTAATTTGTGAATACTTATTTTGAGATAAAGTCGTTTTCTACTTTCAGTTGTTCCACCTGCTGTTGCAGTTTGGCTTGTGCCTGCTGCGCACGGTCGCGCTCTGCACGCGCAGACATGATGCACATGGCACTTGCCGCAGAAGCAATGAGGATGACAAGGGCGAGTGCGAACCATGAACGCCGGGTGACGAAGAAGTTGATGGCATTCCAGATGTTGACTGCTATGATGGCATGGCAACGTATGAGCTGACGGAACGCCTGAGTGGTGGTCATTGATGTTTTCATATTGTTGTGATTTAATTTTGCCGTTTCTTTAGTTTAACGATAAGTTGTCTGATGCACCATGCACGGCTGGAATATCGCAAGCCGGGCTGTCGGTCGTAGAGTGCAGCCGCATCGGTGAGATACTTGATGACGCGCTGCAGGTCGGTCTTGCAGAGGTCAGCCATCGTCATGCGGATTAAGGAACAGACTTGCAAGTTCATCGAAGTACATTTCATCTTGCGGAATATCATCATCGGTAGCCATGATTTGGTTGGCGATGGACTTCTTCTTGTGGATGATTGCGTAGAGTGTGCGGTCGATAGTTCCACGGCCAAGCAGGTAGTAACACGTCACGTTGTCCTTTTGCCCGATACGGTGTGCACGGTCTTCGCACTGGCAGCAGTCGGCATAAGTCCATGGGAACTCAACGAAAGCCACGTTGGAAGAAGCCGTGAGCGTAAGCCCCACACCAGCCGCCTTGATGGAGCAGACGATGAGTTGCGCCTTGCCAGACTGGAAAGCATCGACAGCCGCCTGTTTCATCATCATGGAGTCGCGCCCGGTGACGGAGACCGCCTTGGGAAACGCCTTTTTGATTTCGTCCACAATCTCGTGCAGGGAGCAGAAGAGAATGAGTGGTTTGCCGTTGGCGAGAAACGTGCGTGTGAAATCGATGGCCTGCTTTACTTTTCCCTTAGCAGAGAGCGAGCGCAGCGTCATGAACTTGACCAGAGCCTCCATGCGCATTTTGCGTCTGATGTCGATGTCGTCACACTCGGTATATTGGCGCAGATACTCGGCAAGGTCGTGTTCGGCAAGCATATACTCGTCACGATTGGAAATGTCCACTATGAGGTCGGTGCGCGTCTTGTCGGGAAGCTGCGTAAGCACCTTTGCCTTTTCGCGGCGTATCATGCAGCGCGAGTAGAGTTCGGCAGAGAGCCGTTCGAGGTTGCGCGGAGCGTCCTCTTCCTCCTTGTTGCGCCTCTCCTTGGTAATCTCCCCACCGCCATACTCGGCAAGGAACTTGGCACGTCCGCCAAACTCGGACAGCCGCCCCATGATGGAGAGCTGCGCGATGAGATCGGCAGGACGATTGACCACAGGTGTACCAGAGAGGAGTATGCGGTACTCCTTGCCCTCGGCAATGCCACGCGCAAAGATGGTTTGTTGTGCTGATGGGTCTTTGACACGGTGAGACTCGTCAATGATGATGGAACGGAAGAGCTTGATGTCGGGCGTGAAAACCACGTCTTTCAGACGGAAGCCGCCACGCGAGCCGCCTTTGATGTCCCACACAAAGTATTTACGCAGGCTTTCGTAATTGACAATCGCCACCTGCTGCATACCCATCTTGAGGAGGTACGGCCATGTGGTGAGCACGGAGTTGTCGAGGACGAGGGCGTGCTTGTCGGTGAACTTCTCGAACTCACGCTGCCAGTTGATTTTGAGCGAGGACGGACAGATAACCAAGCAAGGGTAAGCGTTGGCGCAGTCCACGACACCGATGCTTTGGAGCGTCTTACCAAGTCCCGGCTCATCACCAATGAGAAAGCGATGCCAGCGCAGCCCGGCAAGGATACCCTCCTTTTGGTAGTCGTAGGGTTCGACACGCAGATGATGTTGGAGTGTCTCAGCCATACGCATTGAGTTTGTGGGTGGATAGCGTTATGTCGTAGCCCTGTCGAAAGGCTTGCTTACGCAGGTCGATGCAGTTCAAATGGCAGTGGCGAGCCTCCTTTGTCTGGGCACCCATGCCAGAGGACGAGCGCACACCGTTCTTCATACCACCGCAGGTGTAGCCATACTGTCCAGACCATACGGCAAAGGGACACATACGGCGGAGGCGTTTAAGCAGACTGACTTGTGCGGTTTGTGATAATATCTTGCTCATAACTTTGTTTTTTTGGTTATACGAGATTGAAAGCCCAGTATTGGAAAGCGAGTTCTTCGTACTTCTCGCGTCCACGGTTGTAGATGTCGTCACCACGAGAGATGAACTTCTTGAAGATGCGGCAGTTCTTTTTGCTGATGGCATAGATGAAGTCGCGGTCGGAATGGGCGATGTCCATGTACCATGCTCGAGAGCGGTCCCAATCGAAGAAATCGACAGCGTTGTCGAATTCCGCTTGTGTGGAGGCAAACGTAGTCTTAAGGTCGCCACCGAAGTGGGCAGACGGAAGCCACCAGTCCCACTTGCAGCGCGTGTCAAGACGGAAATGAAATCCGCCATTGCAGAATTCCTGCTGCTTGTTTACCATGAACCGCTGAGTGTCGGACAACTCCAGCACCTTTGCAAGGAAAGGGTCTCTGCGTGCCTCGGCACGGAGCGCACGCTGCATTTCGCGAGCGTGGAGGAACTCCTCCTCGGAGCATTGCTCACCGTCAATCGTCATGCGGAGGAAGTCCACGCGCGAGGGTTCGGTGATGATAGCGTCCACGATGGAGCCGAAACGGAAAGCCGCCTCACGGTCGCCATACTGCATGTGAGGATGCAGGAGGTTCTTCAGTTCAGTGAGGTCAGAGTTGCTGACCTCACTGCGCTGATAGTATTCGTCCGGGTTTACGATAGCCTTAGTCTTCGTCATAATCGTCATAGTCAGGTTCGTATTCCACCTCGCCATTGCCCTCACACACCTCGCAGGTTTCCTTTTCGCCCTTGATGATATGTTCGCCTTTGGCTTCGGCCTCTTCCTCTGTTTCGGGAAGTTGCTCGTATTCTTCCTCGGTACATTTCGTTTCGCGGTCGGCCTCGAAGTCGTAGGCGTAGTAGTGATAGCCAGCACCGCCACAAGCCGTACACTCAATCATTGTAGGCTCACGTTCATTCCATGGGGCGCGAGGGTCGTATTCCGCGCCAGCCGGGTAATATCCACTTTCGTACATAATCGTTTACTTTGCTTTTACTTCTTCCTCGTAGGAAACTGATGTTGAACTGATAAATTCGGGGTGGTCTTTGTCGTTGGCTGCTTTCTCGCAGTAGGTAATCTGTTTCTTGAACACCTTAGCGAGGTCTTCGACAGACATATATTGTCCCTCCTTGGACCACCAGAGAGACACGGCGGCGAGAACGCCCTGCGCGTCATGGAACACGAGCCGCTTCTTGACCGATGTCTTGGGCTGGTAGCCAGCCGGGGTGACGATGGCTTGTCCTGCGAAGAGATTGTTTACCTCGGATGCCTCCTGCTGCATCTTCTTCTTTGCAGCCTCTTCTTCCTCCTTACGCTTACGTTCCTCTTCAATGCGCTTTGCTTCTGCTTCTTCTCGCGCCTTGAGTTCAGCAGCCATGCGAGCCTTTTCCTCGGCATTGGCCTTTGCCATGCGCTCCAGCTCGGCTTTCTTGGAGGGCAGTGCATCGGTGATGGTGTCGCGGTAATCGCCAACCTCAAACTGGTATTGCTTGGCAAACTGCTCCATGAGCTTGGCGGCGATGGACGTGCGCACCTCGCGCAGCTTGTCGTGCATGTCGGCAAGTTCGGCTGGTATGCGGACATTGCAGGGTGTCTTGGAAGCCCAGTCCTGCGGAAGCGTGACGGGGAACTGCTTGATGGCACGGCACTGAGCCTCGTAGTTGTCGAGCGTAAGGTTGGCGTTGAGGTCGGTGAGGCTGTTGATGGCGTTGGAAGTATAAGTGTTGAACGACCGCTTGTAGTCGTCCTCCACGTCAGCCTTGTAGGTGTTGAACGCCTGTTCGCGCTGTTGGCGGAGCAACTCGGCCCTGCGTCTGCGCTCCTCTTCCTCACGCTTCTTGGCGGCGTAGGCGTTGCGTGCCTGTTGTATCTGATAGGGTACGGAGGCCGTCTTGGTGGGGTCGATGGCGTTCTCCATGCCTGTGAACTCGGAACGTATCTGGTCGAAGAGCTTAGTGATGGCCGAGCGGCTGGTGTTCATCTTCTTCACCGTGTTGCGAGCCTTGTTGATGTATGTGGCGCACTGCATATCCAGTTCGTCATTCATGCCCTGCTCCTTGATTTGGGCGAGGAGCCGCTTGCCAAAGTCGGTGCATTTCCGGCATGACAAGGTGTTGCTCTGATAGACTTCGGGCGCGGTCTGCGCTATCATCTGTACATTCTCCTTGCGGACAATGGTCAAATCTGTTGTTTGTTCACTCATAGCTGTATGTGGTTTTAGGTTCTGTTAGAATGTGTCGTCATCATCGGTTGCGGCAGGATCCACGGTAACGCCAGCCGACACGTTCGGCTCCGGGGCGAATGACTGCTCCTGCGGTTTGTCGGCGATAACCTCGCCAGTGGCAGGGTCAACCTTTTCGCCATCGGCAGTGGTGATGCCGTAGATGTCGTCATTTATTTCGGTATCGTCAATCTGCTGTGACTCCAGTTGTGTGGCACGGCCGACACGCGCCTTGGGATAGGTCTTGAAAGCGTGCTTGATGCACTTGGCCACAAGGAAGCCGGGGTCAATCTGTCCGCCCTGCGCTGTGTAGAGGGCATTGGCTTTGCCTTGCTCCCACTGCTTGGTCTGATAGTTGTACTTGGAGTTCTGTCGGGCTGAATAGTTTGAGAGCCGCTGCCAGTCCTCGGGAAGCATGACCGCATAGTCGGCAGAGCCGTCAGCGCGTGTAATCTTCATGAAGCACGCCACGATGCGGCCTGACTGGTGAGGGAGGCGGCAGGTGTAATTGACGAACTTCTGTCCGTTGCGTTCGCCATACTCGAAGCTGTCCTCTTCATAGACGATAACAGGGTTGTCGGCATGGCGTATCTGGCCGCAACGAGCGCGAAGCACCAACTCTCCATAGCCGGAGACAGTGAGGACGCACTGTGTCTCATAGCGGTTTTTCTTCTGTCCGCGCTCGTCCATGTAGGAGTCCACGGCGATGGAACGCGCGAGGAGGTAGGCTTGCGCCTTGGTGCCGGGGTCGAGGGTGAGGCCAGAGATAGCCACGTCAAGGAACGAGGTGAAGAGCGAGAAGTGGTTGCACTTCTTGCGGATGTCTTCTTTCTCGGAGAGCAGACGGTTGAAGTTGCGAGCCTCTTTCTCGTAGGCTGCTTCGCCCGACACGCCAGTGGAGGGTGTCCACATGGTTTCGTAGATTTGGATGAACTTGTCGCGCACGTTGTCGTTGCGGACAATCTCAGATGGCTTTAATTCGTTGAGCTGCTCAACGGTAATTTCTATTTTACTCATAGTTGTTGAAAATTGAATGTGATTAAAATTTTATTCATTATGCGAGAGCCGCAGGGAGGAGTTGAACCTACCTAATGTCTCAGACTTTACATTCTTTGTGCCTATCCGATTAGCACCCTATCTGCGGCATGACAACTATATCATTCGTTCATTTTGTGACATTGGAACATTGTTGTCTGTCATCCATTCTTCAAGGTCTTTGCGCTTGAAGTAGGTGAGTTTGCCGCCACGCGACTTGAAGTAAGGTATCTTGCGATTGCGCACCAATTCGTAGAGATAGCTGCGCTTGACACCGAGGAACAGACAGGCTTCTGATGTGGTGTAGATTTGCTTTGAGCCGAGAAGAGTAGCCGTGCGTATCTCGTTGAGTTGCTCGTCAATTGTGTCGAGCCGCCCGATGATGTCGGCCTTATCTGTCATGGGCTGTTATTCCTCCGTCATGTTTGTGAGTTCGGGTATCTTGCCCATGTCGCTCCAGTGCATGTAGAGCAGACAGTAGGCGATGAGTGCGATGAGTGCGACAAGTTTGGTTCCGAAGAGCAGGGCGGTGTATGCCCAGAATCCGATACCGTCTTGTGGAACGGCAACAAGTCCGAAGATGATGATGAAACTGAGGAGGGTGAGAACCCAATAGCGGTAGTTGGTGATGATTGATTTCATATCTGTAGGTTTTTAAAAGTGGCGGACGCGCCGATGAATGAAGTATCGCCAAATATCTAAATTCGCCCTTTGCAGGTTTGGCGCGTCCGCCGGAAATTGTTATTTTTGTAGTGCCAAATATTTAAATTCAACTTTTATGGAAACTTTAGACTTGTTCTTGGGCGCATTTCCTAATTCTGCCCATCCTCTTGACCGTAAGCGGTTCATCAAGTATGCATTCGAGGCTGCAAAAGCAGGGCAAACATTGGATGAAGATGCTTTTCGCAAGGCTGGTGTCACCGAGGAGAACATCAGCCGTTACCTTGATGCCTATTCGTGGATAAGAGACATTCAAGCGATGTTTGACTCAGGAGAGCTCTGACCCTTTCGGATGCTATCATGGCGACTTCGCGCGTTGGATAGAGCGTGCCGAGTCGCCTCATTTCCTCCAACCGGTCGAAGCTGTCAATGCCACGGCCGTAGTTTATTTCGCTCAACTGTGCCGGGAGGTAGTCGCCCTCGCGGAGATACCAGAGGTTGGCGTTGGCGTATTTGATGATTTCTACGTTTGTCATTGCTTTGGAGTTTTATTTGTTGAACATGGTGGCACTTTTGCGTGCTCAACGTAGCGGTTGAGTAGCGTGCAGTAACAGCCGTTGATGGCGTTGTAGGACTGGCGGCAGGAGGAGCAGAACTGGTTGGGCATAGAGTTATCTCCTTGTGATGTCGTAGAACATACCCAAGTCGACCAGTTCGAGCGAGAACTCCGGCTCAACGCATTTTGCATTCTCGCGCCAGATAGCGGAGCGGACCACCGACTCTGAGCCTAACTCTTGCCGGGCGAAACGGACCGTCTCGCCATGAGGAATTTGTCTTATCGTCGCAGGGACGTTGACTTTCTTTACGACCTTAACCTTTTTTAGGCTGATTTCTTTGTCATTAACCAT